CAGAAGATGCTAGACGAAGGTAAACCAGATGTAGTTATTGCGTTTCCCGGAGGAACGGGAACAGCAGATATGGTTGAAAGAGCCAGGAAAGCTAAGGTAAAAGTAATTAAGGTAATGTAATGCCAATCAAAACATCATCGGCCAAAGCAAAAGGGAGGCTATTGCAGAAACTGTTAGCATCACGACTACTAGCAAGATTTACTCAACTAGAACCGGACGATATTACTTCTAGGTCGATGGGGGCTAATGGGGAGGACGTATTGCTTTCCCCTGCCGCCCGTAGGTTAATCCCATACTCATTTGAGTGCAAGAACCTTGCAGCTTTCGCTGGCTATAGATATATCGAACAGGCAGCTACAAATTGTCCTAAGAACGCAATGCCTGTAGCTGTAGTAAAAGCCAACCGAAAAGAGCCTATCGTAATTCTATATTTGAAAGATTGGATTGAGAAACTATGACAGTAAACCGACAACAAAGACGCAGGGCAACTCGAAAGCCTTCCTCAGAACAAACCCTACCAGCAGAAGCTATCACAGTAAAGAGTATCATTGTAGATTTTGTAGGTGGCTACACCAACGAGTTTCAGAATGTTGTAGGTCTTGACACAGACACTAGTTTAGGCTTTCCACGTCTATGTATTATGACAGATGATGGAGTGGTTACTAACCTGAACCTATCTCACGTTCAATCTTATCAAGTCACACGGGGAGAGACTGCATGAAATGCCAAACCCTAATTATTACCCTAACATCTGGTGATAAAGAAATTATCAGTGGTGTTCAGAAACTAAACCGTGGCGAAGAAGGCATCAGCGTTATCACAGATACAGATTTTTTCTGGTATGACAATCAAGTTGTTGCACACTACAAGGCACTAGGTTACGAAGTTGAAAGCCGCATTCAATGACAACAGCAGTAGTATTTACTTGTGCTCACACTAACCCAAAGGTAGACAATAAACGATTTGAGTTGCTTGGAAATTTTATCTTCGATCTTCGGCCTGATTATGTATTCGACCTTGGCGACTTCGCTGATATGTCTAGTCTTAATTCTTATGATACACGATACCCTAAAGCGATTGTGTCCCAAAACTACGGAGAAGACATTGAGGTTACTATCGACGCTCAAGAGAAACTGCGTGATAAGTTTATCCGGCGCAAGGTTCGTAAACCCATCTGGATTGGCTTTGAAGGCAACCACGAAAACCGGATCAAGAAAGCACTACAACACGATCCACGACTAGAAGGAACTAAGTATGGCATCAGCTTCGATCATTTACAAACAAAGCGTTTCTACGATGAATACCATCACTACAAAAATGGCGCTCCTGCTATCGCATCCTATGATGGAGTCCACTATGCACATTTCATTGCAAGCGGGAATTACGGCACTGCCCTAAGCGGTCTACATCATGGCTATGCCCTAACTACTAAAATGGCAGCAAGCTGCACTGTAGGACACTCTCACAAGTTCTCTTACTACATTAAGCAGGAAGCCCGTCCTAATCCTATTCATGGTCTAGTGACTGGTTGCTTTAAGGGTAAGGATGAAACTTGGGCAGGGCAGGCGAATCAGGAGTGGGCTAAGGGTGTCACCGTGAAAAGAAACATTAAAAACGGCCACTATGACATTCAATGGATCAGCATGGAAGCACTTGAAAAAGACTATGGTTGAAGGTAGAGAGTGCACTAAATGTAATGAATTCAAATCTTGGGATCAGTTTCCTCGGAACAGTAAAGGTAAGAACGGCAGAAAAAGTGTGTGTTCAGTGTGCACTAATTCCGCTCAAAGAGCCTATTGTAAACGAATGAGTGAAACTGACCCTGAGCAATGGTCTAAGTGGAGACGAGAGAAGCATTTAAAAAGTGCTTACGATTTAACCCCTGAACAATATGAAAAACTGATTATAGACCAAGGCAATAAGTGTGCTATCTGTAAAGAACCTCCTATAAAATTTTATGTAGATCATTGTCATACAAATGGTCATGTGAGAGGTCTTTTATGCCGGCACTGTAACAGCCTTTTAGGTATGGCAAAGGATAATATTATGACGTTACAAAATGCTATTGGATACTTAAATGGGTAAACGACAACAGAACTTTGAGAAGCTACCCCGTGACTTTTATCCAACTATTGATCCAGATGCGGTAAAGCCGCTTATCCCTTTCATCAAAGGTAAACGAGTAGCAGAACCATGTGCGGGTAATGGTGATTTAGCAATGCTTCTAGAACCTGATTGTAAGGTTGTGTTTGAGGGGGATATTGAACCTCAGAATAAGTATATCTACCAAACCAATGCTCTTGATCTTACTGTAGAAGCCATTTGGGATGCTGACTTTATTGTAACTAACCCTCCCTTCACATGGAACCTGCTGCAACCGCTACTAGACCACCTACCTAAACTTAAACCTACTTGGCTACTGCTTCCAGCAGATGTAGCACATAACAAACGTATGTCTAACTACATTGCTTGTTGTAGCGATATTGTCAGTGTAGGTCGTCTATACTGGATGGATAATAAAGTAAAAGGAGTTGACAACTTTGCTTGGTTTTGTTTCCACAATGATGTTCAGCCCATGACTATCTTTCACGGAAGAACACTATAAATGCGATTTAATAAAATTAAATTTACGGCTAAGATCGGAGACTTAGCGTGTTAGTAACAGTTGAATACATTGTAAGAAGGATGATGAGGCTATATGGTTTCAGTCAAATCCTAGCTGACCACGGGCTAACTAAAGAAGAAGTAATCCAGGTTCTACACGACCACGGCTATATTAATCTAGAAAGGTATGAGAGCGATGAAGACTGATAAAGTATGGGCAGATCAAAAAGAGTATGCTACATGGCACCGCGCCCGCTGCATGACAAATAGTCAACTGCTAGAGGAATTTCATACCGCCTTTGGCGCTAAACGTGATACCACCTTTGGTGAGGATATGGAACTAGAGGAACTAGCCTCGAAGCTAATCATGGAAGAATTTCAAGAGTTCATGACGGAGAACGAGAGCAAAGCAAACCTACTTAAAGAACTAGCCGATCTAGTTTATGTAGCTTATGGTTATGCAGATCGTTTTGGCTGGAACCTTGATGAAGCTGTTCGCCGTGTCCATATTTCTAACATGAGTAAACTAGACCCTGATACTGGTAAGCCCCTTCTGCGTGAAGACGGTAAAATTCTCAAGGGACCAAACTACAAACAAGCTGATCTAGAGGACTTAGTAAGTGACACCAAAGAAAGCCTTTGACGACCATTTAAGACATTCCTTAGCAAGAGGAATTACTTTTGATTTCTCCTACGAGGACTGGCTAGAAATGTGGTTAATATCAGGTAAGTGGTCAGAACGAGGAAAGAAATCTGGCCAATATGTTATGTGCAGGTTTGGTGACATTGGACCTTATAATAAACGTAACTGTTATATTGGAACAGTTGAACAGAACGGCAGAGATAGGTGGCAAGACGTTGAAAAAGTAGACGACACTAAAGCTGCCCAGATTTATGAAATGTATATTAATACTGATGCGACACAAAAAGAAATAGGTGACTTATTCGGAGTTGACCAATCTTATGTGTCAAAAATTGTGAACAATAAAAGGAAGAAGAATGTTCGATCATAACTACCTACCAACAGACTATCAGCGGTTTATCCACACATCTAGATATGCCCGTTGGCTAAATGCAGAAGGTCGTAGGGAAAATTGGGAAGAAACTGTAGACCGTTTTATTCGAGAAGTGGTGCTAAGTAAGACCGACGACACTAAGACAGTGGCTGAAATTCGAGAAGCGATTCTTGGTCTTGAGGTTACACCTTCTATGCGGGCGCTAATGACTGCCGGTCCTGCTCTACATCGAGATAATACTTGTGCCTATAACTGTTCCTACCTAGCAGTAGATAATGTTAAGTCCTTTGACGAAGCTATGTTTATTCTGCTGTGTGGCACTGGTGTAGGTTTCTCGGTAGAGCGTCAGTTTATTAGTAAACTACCAGATATTCCTGATAACCTATTTAAGTCCGAGACTACCATTGTAGTTCACGATAGCAAAGAGGGTTGGGCCAAGTCTCTGCGTCAGCTTATTGCGCTTCTCTACTCTGGTGAAATTCCTAAGTGGGACGTATCTAAAGTTCGTGCGGCAGGAGAGCGTCTAAAGACTTTCGGTGGTCGTGCTTCTGGTCCTGCACCGCTAATTGATCTGTTCCAGTTCGTTATTAACAAGTTTAAGGATGCTAAAGGTCGTAAGCTAAACTCACTAGAGTGCCATGACATTATGTGTAAGATTGGCGAAGTTGTAGTTGTAGGCGGTGTTCGTCGTTCTGCTATGATTTCTCTCTCTAACCTATCAGATGATCGTATGCGTTATGCTAAGTCTGGTCAATGGTGGGATGGTAATACTCAACGGGCTCTAGCTAACAATAGTGTAAGCTATACAGAGAAACCAGATAGTGAAACCTTCCTGCGGGAATGGCTAGCACTGATTGAGAGTAAGTCAGGTGAGCGTGGTATCTTTAACCGTCAAGCCGCAGAGAAACAAGTTCTAAAAAATGGACGTAGAGAAGGTGGTTATGCTTGGGGGACCAACCCCTGTTCCGAAATTGTACTTAGACCGAATCAATTCTGTTAATAGATAGCAGAAGTAAAACAGGGTGAATTGTCTGGGAAACCTAAGTCGGAAGATAAGGTAATCAGCAGCCAAGCTTGAGCCGGGAGGCTCTTGAAGGTTCAACGACTAGGACATACATACTAGATCAGTATATGAAGTCCGTACACTCAAGCGAGTGGAAGTGCCCTGCCCCTATTAGTTTAGGGTGATGATATAGTCTGATCTATGGGGAAACTCATAGGAGAAAGAGGAAAAATGAAAAACAGAGAAGGTTACATTGTAACAACTGAAACCAGGGAATGTACCAAATGCAGAAGTATGTTTCTAAACAAAAGTAAAACAGTTACTCTGTGCCCTACCTGTAACTCCTCGCGTGTTAAAGGTGAAAGTCAAGAAGTTAGGATGTACAGAAGAGCTAAAGCCCGTGCCAGAACAAGTGGCGTGGAATTTAGTATTGAGAAATCAGACGTAGTAATACCTAAGATTTGTCCTGTACTTGGTATTAATCTAAAGCATAAGATTGGTTCCTCTGGCGGAAGTGACAATAGCCCTGCCCTAGATAGGATTGACAATAGCAAAGGTTACGTTAAAGGAAACGTACAAGTTATTAGTCACCTAGCAAATATGATGAAAAGTTCTGCTAATGTGGAACAACTACAAAAATTTGCAGCTTGGGTAAATAACACATTTCCGGTATCAACTAGCGATTGATATTGAACATAAATGAATCTAACAGAAGTTGTTGTCCGAGAGTCAGACGATGTTGAAGCACTCAAGAGGAAAGTCCGCATTGCAACAATTCTTGGAACTATCCAATCTACATACACAAACTTCCCGTATCTCCGCAAAATCTGGAAAGACAACACAGAAGCAGAACGACTACTAGGTGTTTCGCTTACTGGTATCATGGACAATGAAATCCTGAATGGAAGGTCTACCCGCTATGGCAAAAACATTAAAGTCATTCTGGAAGAACTACGGCAAGTCGCAGTGGACACTAACTCAGAGTGGGCTGGTATTCTTGGGATTCCTGTATCTGCTGCTATTACCTGTGTCAAGCCCAGCGGCACAGTTAGTCAACTTGTTGATTCTGCTTCTGGTATTCATCCTCGGCACAGTGAGTATTACATCAGAACCGTGCGGGGAGACAACAAAGACCCGCTAACACAGTTTATGAAAGCACAAGGTATTCCTTCGGAGCCAGATGTTATGAAGCCAGACAACACAACAGTCTTTAGCTTCCCGCAGAAAGCACCTACAGGAGCAGTAACGAGAGAACAGCTATCAGCTATTGAACAGCTAGAACTGTGGCTTATGTATCAACGTCACTGGTGCGAACATAAACCTTCTATCACTGTTAATGTGCGAGACAACGAATGGATTGATGTAGGAGCATGGGTATACAAACACTTTGATGAAATTTCTGGTGTAAGTTTCCTTCCTCACTCAGACCATACATATGCTCAAGCACCTTATCAGGATTGCACTAAGCATGACTACGAAGAACTAAAGAGCGTTATGCCAGACAAGATTGATTGGAGTAAGCTAAGTGAGTTTGAGAAAGAAGACACTACTAAGGGAACTTCTACCTTTGCGTGTTCCGGTGAAGTGTGCGAACTTGTCGACATTAGTTAACATCAGAGGCTTTAGTCAGTATGCTGTAGATGAAAATGGAGTAGTCTACAGCTACTTTTCAGATAAGTATCTTGTGGGCAGAGTTGACGCAAAAGGGTATCTATCTGTCACTATTAAAAGTGATAAAGGTAAACTTGTCACTAAACGTATCCACAGACTAATAGCAGAAACATTAATTCCTAACCCACATAACTTACCTTGCGTAAGACATAAAGATGGTGTTCCTCATAACAACAAAAAGTCTAACTTGTGTTGGGGAACCTATAAAGACAACGAACTAGATAAAATTGAACACGGCACATACGATCTTAGACGTAGTGGTAAACTATCAGAAAATGATAGAGTAAAAGCATTGAAACTGTTTGAGGATGGGATGGAACAAAAAGATATTGCAAAGCTGTTTGGAGTAACACGACCTACGATCAACCGACTAATCAACGGAAGAACTTGGAGCGGCTTTAAGTGCGCTGCTTGATAGGATGCGAATACTCTGGTGTAGTTCGTAGAGCATTTCAAAATATGGGCCATGAAGTTTATTCTTGTGACCTTCTTCCGGCTGATGATGGAGAGACTAAATATCATTATCAAGGGGATATTAGAGATATACTTTACGATGGTTGGGATTTTGCTTGCTTCCATCCGCCTTGCACACACTTAGCAGTATCAGGAGCAAGATGGTTTAAGGACAAGCTTGTAGAGCAGCAGGAAGCACTTGACTTTGTTCAGATGCTAATGGATGCACCTATTGATAAGATTGCGATTGAAAACCCTATCAGCATTATCTCTAGTAAGATCAGAAAACCTGACCAGATTATTCAACCTTGGTGGTTTGGTGATATGGCACAGAAGGCAACTTGCCTATGGCTAAAGAACCTACCGCCCCTACAAAAGACTAATGACGTATACGATGAAATGATGAAACTTCCTCGTAAAGAGAGGGAAAAGATTTGGTATTGTCCACCCGGACCTGACCGTTGGAAGATCAGAAGTCAGACATTCCCCGGCTTTGCAGAAAGCTATGGCAGAACAATGGAGTTAACAATGTCTATCACACCACCACTTTATCCACCAGCACCAACAATTCCAGACCACCTACTTAAACACCTTAAGCTGAATAAGCCTGATGGTGGTCCTTCTGCCTATTACGACTTTCCTTTCCATGAGTGGACTACCGTCAATGATATGGTAGAATACCTGAGTGATAAGCAATGGGGAAGGCATTCTTGGATTTTCAAGGATATTGTCAAAGCAGCAACTCGTTGGGGATCGAAGGACGGGACAACCTTTGCATATGACGCCAAAAAGATTATCTACTACGGTTGCCGACTACTAATGTCTGTAACAAATAAAACTGTAGTTCGTGAATACCTACAACAACTACTGGATGATAAACAGTTTCAGGAGAGATAAATGAACAAGGCAGTTCTAAAAGCTATTGCAGAGCAAGCAGAAACTAATTACCCCTTGATTGAAGAAAAACTTCGAGGACAGCCAGAAAAAGAAATCTTCATGGAAGGTATCTATGCAGCACTGATTATTGTGCATGGGCTAAATCTTTTTAATGAGGCTGAATGATGGTCACCGGCCTAATTCTTATTTGCAGTCTAATCACTCCAACCTGCACAGTTCAAACACAAACATTTGAGACAGTCAGGCAATGTGAACAAACTAACACAGACTTCATGCTGAATCAAAACAGTAAACCTAACCTACCTGCTTATGTAGTATCGAGCAGATGTGTCAATTGGGGAGAGCCCGCATAACAACAGAAAAGGCCGCGACGGGAAATCAATCCTATCGCGGCCTTCTTTATTTAAAATAGCACAACAGCTACTATGGCGATGAGTATAAATATACCAGCTTCCATATGTAGTTTATCCTTATTTGTCTGTTTCCATTCCTCGTCTATACTGAGGGGGAGTGAACTTGTTAAATGTGTCCATACCAAAAGAGGCGGTAACAAAGAACATGAAAGGCCAGACGAGGACTTCTAGAGGGCCAACAGCCCCAACTGCTCCAAGATACATTAGATACATCACGATACCGATGGAAAGTTCTTCCTTCCACGTCTTGTTCCTAAATATGTTCATTACTTTGCCCTTAGTAGATTGTAGGTTAGTGTGGTTGTTCTGTCAAACACTTGCTTACCGTCACACTCATACTCCAAGGCTAGATAAACTTCTACACGTCCAGGTTCCAATTCAGGTGGTGGAGTATGTATAAGTTTCAAAACAGCAGGTTCAGTAGTCAAAACATTTTCTAGGTTCTGCTTTGCTATCCCCGGAGTAAGAGCGTTAGTTCTATCTTTAAATAGTGGAACAGACCTCAATAGAATACAATCTTTGCCGAACTCAGTTCGTTGTGCTACAAGATTGATCGTAATATCTTCGCCTTGTGTTACTGGTTCTTCTACATAGCTTTGTCCTTCTTTTTGACGGATAACACGGTTGTCACCTGAAAGCACCCTAACATTCTCATTGATGTTTCTAAGGGTAATTTCGATAGCATCCAACCTTTGTGGGGTATCCCAAATACTCGCTATGTGTTCACCATAGGGCGACCAGATTGCAACTAGTGCAGTGGCCATACCTACAAAGATACTACGAGTAGCCCACTTCTTCAATTCGTCCATAAAGAAGCTTAGTGGACTTCCTTCTTTTTCGTCTGCCATTTCTTCTATCTTACTTTCCTAGTTCAAAGTGAGGTTTATCAACTAGAGTTTTCCAGTCACCGCCCCATACAATATTAATCCCAAGTTCACAAGCTGCTAGTTTCATTGCATTAGCAATGTTGTCAAACTTGATAGAACTGTTCCAATCAACAGGGAAGGGAACAATATCTACAGCATGACCTTTACCATCAGCTTTAGGTTGGTGATTAGATTTGCGTTTAACACCGTCAACATTAGTCACGATCTTACCGGGAGCAGTCCGACCTTGAGCATATAGTTCCTGTTGACGTTTGACAGTGCGAACACCTTCGATCACAGTAAAGTCTTGTGTGGTTAGTTCGATAGCACGTTCTACAACTTTAACCAGATCGGGATGAACACCCTTTAGATTATCTTTACTACGAGTTCCAAGCTTAAAAGCCATATCATCATCCTTTTATGTTGTAGGTAGGAGGGACTACAGTAGCCCCATCCTAACCCTTAATACGTTACTCGCATCATATACATCAATACGAGTGTTTGTAATAACTAGACGCTCACCTGTTGTGCCGCTTCTAATTGTAGCTGCTCCACTTGGATCAACAATAAAGTTATTATTAATGTTAATACTACCAGCGGTAATAGTTCCAAGGTTAGCACTAATTGCAGACAGACTGTTTACACTGATTTTATCCGCAGTTACTGCACCAGTTGCAATAGCAGCAGCTTGGATAGCACCAGCTTGAATTAGTCCAGCAGTAATTGCGTTAGCCGCAATCTTATCTGTAGTGATAGCACCAGCAGAAACTTTAGTTGCGGTAATAGCACCATCTACAATGAGTTCACCACCAGCAGCTTTTCTAACAGTTAAAGCCCCTAGAGCAAGATAGTTAGCAGCTACTGCGTTAAAGCTGTAGAAAACAATACGACCTTGGCTGGCTCCGGGTGGAGTTCTTACGATATCACCCCACTTTGTATTAACATTAAAAACTCCACCGCCGTTAATAACGTCCTGATAACCTAAGCTAGCACCGTTTTGCGTAAAGAACTGAAAGCGAATGATTGCGGCAGCAGCAGCATCACTTTCAAGGACAAAATCAACCCTATAATCTGTTGAAGGACTTATTGGTATAACAGGGCTATAGGCACCAGTATAACCACCAGAAGATTTATCAGGAGTGATAGCTAAAGCGTAAGGACCACTCCAAATAGGAAATGCACTTACATCAGCTACACTTAAGGAACCAGTTCCTTCCCCAATATACCACGTAGGTTGACCCATTGCGTATTCTCTAAACTGAGCATCTGTTAACAGGTTATCTCTAGCAGAAACTACAATTTTAGAAGATACGATTGCATTAGCAGCAATTTGATCTGCTCCTACAGCACCAGCAGCAATCTTAGCAGCAGTGATTGAGTTTGCAGCAAGCTTGTCTGTAGTAACAGCACCAGCTAGAATTTTAGCTGCGGTTACGGCATTAGTAGCAAGCTTAGGGGTAGTAATGGCGTCAGGAGCAATCTTTGTATCTGTGATTGATTCATCCGCTACAGCAAAAGAAGGTGTTTCATACTTTTGGGTAGTGGTGTTCCAAGTGTATAAAGAACCTTGCCACGTAATAGTATTGGTAGTTTTAGTTGTAGGCAAATCTGGGGTAGTGATGATACCTACAGGTTCGATACCCTGAGCAAATTTAGCCGCAGTCAAAGAGCCGTCTGCTATAGTAGCATTTACAGACTTTTCATAAACAGTCCCGTTCCAAGAATACAACTGATTATCTGTAGTCAAGAAAACAGTTCGACCTACGTAGTTACCAATAGTGGGTAGAGTAGTTAAAACTTCTACAGGTGAAAGATTTGCGTCTTTCATTAGTTGAGGAACGTCTAGGTTAACGTCACTATTAGCGATGAACAATGCTGTAGCGTTACGACTTACAGAAAAAGCGGAGAAGTTACCGGAGTTGTCCACAGCCCTGAGCCAATACCACCTTTGTTGTCCACCTTCTAGGTTATGGATAAAATTGGTTCCATTTACCTTTCCGAGCAAAGTTCTGGTAGTAGTATCGTTTGAAGTGTTAACCCAAACTTCTACATGGTTCAAATCTCGATCAACAGGGTTAGTCCATTTAATCTCGATAGCTTTAGCAATACCAGTAGCACTGATACTTGTAGGAACACCGGGAGGGGCATTCTTACCGCTTAAAGTAGCACCAATTTGTTCCCAAGGACCAAGAAACCCGCCGACAGAAACAGCACGAACTCTGAACTGATAAGGAACACCAGCAATAACATTAGCAAGAACAATCTCTGTTTGAGACGTAGTTGTGGCAGACCAAGCAACGTCACTAGTTCTCTTATACTCAACATCATACTTATCAATGAAAGCACTGGTTGCAGCTTGCCAAGCTAGGAGAACTTCACCAACTACAGAACCATCTTGTTGAACAGTTTGACGGTTTGCAACGCTTAGACCACTGATTGTTAGGCCAGAGTTAGCTACAGGAAGTCTTGTGTTATTCTTTAGGATAGCACTTTCTTCCGCAGTCCAACTATAGGCATCAGCAGAAGTTTCTTTGAGGACCAGGTTTACTTTAACTTCACCGTCACCACTTGGAACAAGTTTCCAGGAAATAACTTCAAAGAGTTTGTTGTCAAAACCATACCGATCAAAGGTAAAACTAACTACATCACCCACATTGAAAGGAACTGCTTTAAGACTAAAGTCCGCAGAGATTACGATTTCTTCACGACTACGGAACAGCGCCATTTTAGCTAGACGTTGAGCAGCAGCAGCAGAAGTGGTATAAGGTAGAGCCATATCCAAGACGTTCTCTTGGTTGTTATCCCTTTGTAGGAATACAGAGGATTTAAACCGAGGATAATCTGTGCTGATCCAGTCTTGTTCAGCATCTACAAAAACACCAGCAACAGCGTTGAAGTTCTCTTTACGAGAGTTCTTTGTTACTAGACTGATACCACTACGTAGATCACCAGCAGTGAGGTTGACATAAGGACCAGAAGGAAGATAACCAGCTTTGAATTGCCATTTACCTTGAGCCCAATATAGCGAACCCCCACAAGAAGTAAGCATATCAGATAGGTTGTTACGAGGGGAGTTTGCAGTTGATACAACACCATTTAGAGTGTATCGTTTCTCACTTCCGCCATCAGCTTTAGCAACTATACTATCACAAACGTTAGCAGCTACAATCCAGCTATTGCTAGTTAGTGTAGCAGGAGATTGTGCAGAGTTAAGACCATAGTGAGAAGCTAGGTAGTCTCTGATACATAGAGCAGCGTTATCAGAATAAGCTGTAGTGCTAGTCCGAGGATCGAATACCTTTTTACCACGAACAATAGCTGTGACAGTAGGAATACCGTCAGCAAACACTTCTTGATCGTATTCTAGACGAACATAGAGATAAGCAATGCCTCTACCACGGAAGTTAGAGTCAATACTTGTTGTAGTGTTATTCAAAGAAGCATAAGACTGAGCAGCAGATAGAAGGTCTGGATCAACAGTTTGGGTTGTGGTGCCTCTGTATTTCTTGATCCTGATTTTGCTTTTCCATTGGTTGCCAGTTACGAAACCATTGCTATCTAGAGAAACAGTATCTTCATTAATATAAATATCATCAATAGCCTCAACTTCGTGACCAGCTAGAACAAGGATATAGTGCATAAATTTGTTGTCACGACCGTTAGTTTCCATAAAGGTGATTGTTCCACCTTTACGAACTCTACCATAGACAATATCAAAAGCACCTACAGGTTCCCTACGGTTAGATAGAATACCCTGTTGACCTTCTGGTGGTTTGGGCATAAGTGCGGATAGAGCCCAAGAAGTAATAGCAGTAGTGATTAGGAAACCACCAATAGTTGCAAGACTGACACCTGCGACAGTAATTGTAGCTAGTGCAGTTCCGCCGAACAGGAAACCACCTACAGCAACAGCAAGAGGACCACGAGGAACCCTAGACCATTGGTTATATTTGTAGGGATGAATGTAGAGTGGGTTAAATTCTTGCATCTTTATTCTTCCATGAGTAATCTACCAACTTGGTAGGAATGTAGCGCACACCACGCTTGTTGAGGAACACGCTTAAATCACCAACACAGAAGCCTATAACTATTCCCTCTAGGGCAGTATCCCCCGGAACCTTAACGGCTACTAGGTGGCCTTCCTGTGGCTTCTCTGAGCGTTCTAAAACAGCATCGAAAGCATCTAGTGCGTTACTGAACTTCGAGTCCCTTAAGGTGACCATTTGGTTATACTCTGGACAGTATTCAAAGCCGTGATACAGTTCCCAAAGATGATTAGTAAACTGAACGCAGTGGTTAGTCTTTTCGTGAAACTCTTGCTTTGCCTTGCTTTGTAGATAAGTAATCATTTCGGGTTTCATGTTTATTACCTTCCACGGTTAGCAGCTAGGTTAACTACACTAGATAGCCAACCACCAAGACCGCCAGTGCTTCTGCCCCAAGAAACTTGTTTATCCGCTAGATCAGAAACAAAGCTAAAGAAGGTATCGCCGGGATAAAGGTTCTGCATAGTCTCATGAGTATACCTCAAAGGAACTATACGATCTAACATGATAAGACGACTTTCACACTGGATATTAACAGTGCAAGTTGTGCCAGAGTCATCAATGGTCATTACGTCCATGAAGCCTGAGAACACTTCTACAAAATCGCTCCCACTACCGAAATGAATACGGCATTCTCTGTTTTGGTAGGGTTCAGACAGAGCAGTAACAACAATAGCAGAGTCAATACCTGTTAGGGTAATGCTGGCACCGGGAGCAGACATATCATCCGCTTCTTCCATACCTGTGATAGAAAGTAGGGAACCCGTGCCAGTATATACGTTACCATTAAGTGTCTTGTTACCTACGCCAGTCCAAAGTCGCATAGTGCCTTGGTCAAAGAATAGTTCAACAGCAAAGAATAGTTCTACAGAGGGAGAATTAAGAGCAGCCTCAAGGGTCGAGTTTAGGGTTTTCATTAAATTACTTCCTCACAATCAAAAGAGATATTGTATCTACAGTTATTAGTTTCTGTGTAGTTAAAGGTTCCACTTGATCTGCGGAACAATCCTTTAGGTGAATAGATAGTTACAATATCGCCAATTCCGGGAACAATTCTGAACTTAGGCCAAATGTTAATTGTTCCACTAACTCCACTAGAGTTAAGGTTTACGTTATTACAAACTTTATACAGTCTTGAGTCTAGAGCAGTTCCTAGCTGTATCCAATCTCCACGCTTAAGCCAGTTAGTTACCGCACCAGACCCACTAACAGAAACAGTAAGAGAGTCTAGGTTAGTTGTGGCGCGAGTTTGAACGAGAGGAACTCCACCACCACCAACACCCATAGGAGCAACTGCCATAGGATCACCGAAAAGGAAGGTTCCTAGAGTCCCATGTAGAGAGTCTAAGAAACCAACCCAATCTTCTGCCTGCTCCCGGTTTAGATCATTTACACTAATAGAAGCATATCTGATTGCACCGGGGTAGGCTTGTGCTTGACCTTGGAAGGTAAAAGGAGAGCGAGAGATAAGACTAGCGGTAGCGTTAGTCCAAGTTAGATTAGTGATACCGCTAGTTGGAACTGTCGCGGGATATGAGACAGTCATTATTTAAAGCCTCCTTGTTTTCTTCGTTGAGCATCAACTACAGCAGCTTTAGCTACGTTAGTGATAGCAGGTAGTTGCTCTTGGATTACCTTACGGATTGTATCATCACCGTTAGCAGCAATATGCCAATGGTTATTGATATTAACATCGCCAGAACCACCACCTTGCATTTCTACACCAAGCTTACCTTGAGCATTACGCTTTAGTGGTAGGATAGCTTCTGGTCCAGCTTCACCCATCATTCCAGTTCCACCACTATAATTGAATAGTGTAGGACTATCTACAACACCACCTTTGGCAAACATCTTGACACCACCGGCACCAAATGAGTTCCCTTTAGCAGACATTAGACCGATCACTGTTTGAGCAACTGTATCAGCAGCACCTTTAGCAACATAGGTCTGGTAGATTTCTTTAATGATAGATGCAAGCATAGATTTGAAAGCATCCTCGATACTAGCGGTTCCAGTAACAACGTCCATAAGGAAAGACTCAAAGCTAGATGAAGCCATGTTGAAAAGGTCTTGCTCTCGTTTTAGTCTACGCTCTAGGGCAAGTTCTTCCCTAGCCATAGCTTCAATTTGAGCATCTGAGACAAGGTGCCTAGCTTCGCCAAGACGGTTTTCTACCTCAATAATCTTTTCAAGTTCTTCCTTCTGTTCTCCATAAACACCGATCAGCCTTTGTTGCTGTTCCATGTTCTTTTCAAACTGGTCGTAGAACTCGTTAAGTTTCTTAGCAGCCTTCTCAGCAGCTTTTTCCTCGTCAGACTTCTTCTCTTTACCGCCTTTCTTACCACCCTTTTTAGGATTGTTTGCTTCGTTCCAAGCTTTAGTTCCAGCAGCGAATTGTTCTTCATATTCTAGATTTTGTAGGGCATTTGCCTCATAGGCTTTTTTCATAGCCCCGCCTACAATACGACCAAACAAGTTATCTGGTAGGTCTAGGCTTTGACCATAGCGGACAACATCGCCAGCAACTCTAGCCTGACCGGGAGTTTTACCTTCCTGTAAAGCTTGGTTCTGAGCCTGTAGAACAGCCGCTTCTTGCCCTAGTCTACCTAGTTGGGCCATACCCCTACCAACAGCATTAACAACGCCTAGAAGGCGATTAGCTGCGGCCTCAGCCCTAGTAAACACACCTGAAATATCAATGCCAGAAATGTTCTCTAGAGTGCGTAGGATAGTCTGTAGCGCAATCTCGTAACGGTCTGCGGCTTGCTCAATAGCAATCTGTTCTGTCTTCTGAGCAATAAGGTTGTCTAGTAGAGTCCCCTTAATACCAGCCCGCCTCATTTCAGTCTCAAAGATGCTTAGTTGTTGGTCACGTTCAGCATTGAGATACTGGATAGAGTTTTCACCATATTGGAGTTTAACCCTAGCGAGAGCGTTAGACCTACGAAGTTCTTCATTCTGTTCTTTGTAGGTTTGGAAGGCTTTAGATGCAGCCTCGTTAGTGGCAGTCCAATTACCGTTAATATTTTCAACAGCTTTAGCGTTAAGTCCGCTTTCTTCACCAATCTTAATGAAGTGACTTAAAATGTCTTGAGAAATACCGGGAATTGCTTCGATAGTCTCATAGAACTCTTGCCAACGGTTTACTAGCTCTGCTTGACTATTAATGCTACCATTAAATAGTTGATCGTGAGCAGCTTGGACTTGAGCTAGAACATCGTTATATTCTCTTGCAGCCCTAGCGGCTTCCATTGTAGCTTCTAGGCTAGTGTTAGGAGTTTGGAATGTTCTACCCCAAAAACCAGCATTAGCACTAGGATCATTAACTGTAGCTTGACGTTGGAGTAGACTTGTGGAGTTACCCTTGATCTGATCTAGTGTCCCTTGAATTTTTGACCTAGCAATATCAGCGATAAAGGCACCATATTCTTGACGAACACGAGAGATACTTTGAGTTAGGTTCTGATCTACACTAAGTCCAAGGTTCTTGAATGTCCGGTCTAGATCATCAAAATCACTAATACTAGCGTAGGTTTCCTCAGCTTCCTTCTTACCTCTAGTGAAGGACTGGATAACTAGACCTAGACCAATAGCAGCAAAGGTAGTAAGCGCACCAGCTAGACCGGGAATTAGACCAGCCAACTGAGCAGCCTGTTGAGAGAAAGCTACACCTGCGTTAGTTCCTGATTGTAGCTGAACTGCAAAGTCACCAATCTGATAACCTGCTTGTTGGGCATACATACCAAACCTAGAGGCAGCTTTACCAGAAATACCTGCCATTTCACCAAACTGGTTGAAACGAGAACCTGCAAGATAAACACCACTACTTAGTGCCTTATACTCTGTATCAAGTTGATTTAGAGCAGCAGCCATTTGTTTAGCATCAATGACGCCTAGTTGATGAGCGCGATTAATGTCTCCTTGTAGTTTGCGGTATTGCCCTTCGGCAGCTAGTAAGGGATTGTATTTTGCAGTAAGAGCAGCAATCTCACGCTCTTTACTTTGGGCGGCTGCGGTAGTCTCTTTCATAGCATCTGCTAATGCTCTTTCTCTTTCTACAAGGGCAGAACTAGCAGCAGAGTTAGGCGCACCAGATTCACCGGCACTTGGACCTTTCATGAAGTCCTGTTGAAAGAACTGTTTCCAGCTTTGTTCACGAAGTTTGAGAATACGCTGTTCTTCGGCAGCTTGTGTTTCTAGTTGTTTAAGTAGGACAGAGTTAGAAGCGTTGATACCTGTAGTGCCACCTTTAAGGTAGTCTTGCTGGAAGAACTGTTTCCAATTCTGTTCCCGACGCTTAAGTGTCTGAGCTTCATCCTTTGCAGCTTGCTCTAGCTTCTGGTTATTGATAACGCTTTGAGCGCGATCTAGAGCCTGCTCTACTTGTGATGCAGTTGCTTTAGATGCTCTGGCAAGTCTGTTACCTTCGGTTTGGACCCTATTAACCATTTGGGTAAATGACATACCATATTCGTTAAGAAGGTCGATTGCAGCTTTTAGATCGCCACTATCTACAACAATATCTACATCAGCCACTATTCATAATCCCTAAATATTCTCGGTCTAATTTTTGAATGATCTGCACTTCTAGCGGACCAATGAGTTTGCCCATAATCGAGTTGTAGGCTTGCATTTGCTCAAATGAGATTGGAGCAGGACCACTGAAACCCTGATTACGACTGTTGCTTAGTTCAATAAAAATGCGCCAGACAGGAGACAGCAGATCAGGAAACTGTGGTAAGTTTAGTTCCTCTGGTCTAATCCCTGTTTGGCGCTCTACTGCTTCTAAGTGTGACTTTAGCGAAACTCCTTTATCATCAGTCCTGGCTAACTCAAAGGTATGTTTCGCATAGGTCACTAAGTCGTCTATCAGGGAATGGTAAAATCCACGAGTTTAGCAGTAGCCTCGTTAACTAGAATTTTAATCCAGAACGCACTGTCATAAATCTCACGGGCAAGTTTCTTATTGAACTTTGGCTTCTTGCCTTCCCAAGTGATGTTCCAATCTACGGTTGTCTCAACCATAACATTAAGAGCAAATTCCTCGAAATCCTGGAACTTAGTTTCATCACTAGCTTCCTTTAGATTCTTCATTCGTTCGTTGCTAAGTTTGTGAACTACCTCTTTATACTCTTTGGAGTAGGGAGACATAACCGTAATGGTCATGTTGGTTCCATCAGCGTTCTTTAGGTTCTTATCTTTAATCTTTAGTTCAACTTCTACGTTATCGTTAGAAGGCACAAAATTCTTAAGGTCCATCGGGTTATTCCTTTTCTGTTTTCGGGTTGATAAAATATAGTGGGCCGCAATAGAACCCGACAACTATTGCGGCCCTTCCCCGTAGGGAATTAGGCAACTACTGTGCGGGTAACTTGTAGCACAGTGTTTGTAGCTGAATCATAGATACCGCTAAAGCCAATGCTCATAACACGAGACTTAGGACCAGATACAGGAAGATCACCGCTGTTGAATTTAGCGCGGGGAATTAGGAAGGTGTAGGGACGGTTAGCAGCAGCGTTGTTTAGAGTAAACTCAATTGCTGTTTCTGTCTCGTTTACAAAGCGGTTATAAACAGTTGGATCACTGATATAAGCTGAGATAGTTCCGCTAACTGTAGCCATACCAAATTCTAGGTCTGCGGTAGAGCATGAACCTACAACAAAAGCTGGTGAAATATCGTTGTTAAGGCTTAGTTCAATACCAGTAACAACACCAACAGTTGAGAGAGTTCCACCTGTGTTACCCATACGGAGAGCGCCTGAGCAACTATCAAATGGTGCATGTGAGGCAGGAGCAGTCTTTGTAGGTTTGCTTGATGTTGCGGTAATAACTGCATCACGACCAACTAGACCGAAAGTAGCCTGAGCCATTTGGTTAGGAGCAACTGAAAGACCCAGAGAACCTACGGCAACACCGTTAAACATACGAAATACGTTAACGTCTTGCATAGCATCTTCAAATGAGAAGGTCGAAAGAGTTGTGCCAACTTTAAGGACGTTGGTTGCCCAAGTTGACATAAACGCACCTTCTAGAAGTGGATCAAAGTCAACCGGTCCTAGTTCTACAGTAATTTCACCGCCTACCTGACGGTTGCCATGACGATCATTTCGGATCATACGGTCTGGCATTAGTGCAGCAGAAGTAATCTGTTCTTTGTTTAGGTTAAGTGAACTACCAGTGTAGGGAATTGAGAGCATGTTCCCGGTAGCAGGTGTAGTTCCGAATACTGTTTCTTTAATATATGAGAGGCCGCTACGCGCACCTTGAGCAAATGGCATTTGTATTTCCTTTGTTAGTTAGTAAAGCAAGTCCAGTGGATATTGACCGGAGTTTTGAACCAAGGGCTTTCTGGAAATCCCCTCATACGTTCTGTTCTGTTAATTGTGATTGCTATGTCTTGAAACTGAATATCTGTTGTAGCTTCAAACCTGTCACAGATAAGGTTAGCCATAGTGTTTGTCGGCTTTTGTCCTTGTCCCTCTGGATAGTTTAGAACTACTTGGAATAGACCTACATAGCGTTGCATGAAAGGTTTGCCATTTGGCATCTGTCCATAGAAAGGAGTTCTACGATCAATAGGAACAAATCTAGTTCGTAGGAATGGAGTGCCAACTGTAGGACTGTAGTTGACATTCTCATAGGCGATAGCGGGAACACCTTCAATGGAAGCTAGACGACTTTCGAGAGCAGCTAGAATTTTATCATAGTTCATAGCCCAACTTTCCTTCTAGCTTCTAGTAGGTTCTTCTCTGCACTTGCCTTGGCGATTGTATAAGGCATATGTTCTAGTTCAACCTTCTCTGCATATACAGCACTGTTGCTGATAAAGTATCTTGTTGTGTCATTAGGTAGGTTGTCAATCTGGTAGAACATACGTTCAATAGCGTTATCCGCGAATGGTTGCCAATCTTGTCCTTTAGGCTTACCATGAGAGTTGACAGGAACACCAACTTCACCAATGTTATGATGATCCATGTAAGTCCCGGTATCTACTGGCGAGTGCAATACAACCTCTGTGGCCAGTTCTTTCATGTAGGCTTTAGGTAGCTGTTCCAGCTTTTCCTCTAGTTCCTTGATCTTCTGGAATACCTTAAACCTGTTGTCCAAGATTTTCATTTTAATCATCTAGACACCCTACAAATATAAAAGAGCATCTTCTGACCGGATACAACTTCCTGGACTTCGTAGATTGATACAGGCTTATCTTGTCCTGCAATATGGTCTGAGATTGTAGGCTTCTGGTAAGGACGACCTAGAGTATCTGTAGGAGCTAGGATTAGGTGCCTGTTGCCTTCCTCGACTAGAGTTTGTTCAGCCAGACCTTTCTTGCTATTGTAGAAATAACCTCTAACTGTAGCTGTTGCAGCAGGAGGACCATCTACAATACCAGTAAGAGGGTTATAGACACCTGAACCATTGTAGGTGATAGTAAGGTTCCTACCGTGGCGTTGAAGTAACTGTAATATACCCTTCGTTTGCATAGGCATTATCTGACCAATCCTCTTGACTAATTCCCGGCTTTATTCTGTTCGGATCAGATCGGGCAGCTTCAAAGTCTAGCTGTGTCATTCCTGTAGCAAAGAAGCGAATACCACCAGTGCCAAACTTAGCTTTTCGTGCAAGCTCGTTTCTAATCTCATTATAGTTTTTGATTAGGTCCGAGTAATCTTCTCGGATAGCTTCGTCTAGTTCGACATTGACAAGACGTGAATACTTGCTCAGGATAGCGTTGACAGCAAAGACACCCGCAGCGTAAACATGATCTTTATTTGAACTTAGAGCAAAGATAATTTCTTCGTCTTGCAGTTGCTGATCTGTAGTATCGGTATCACCAATAAGAAGCCTGACAATGTTCTTACGGCCTTCTTCGGTATTCTTGTTTAGGTCACTTGCGTCATACGTCCACATATATTATCCCGTCTATTTGTTGGCTTCTGCTTTCTCTAGCCAATCTAGGTTGTTCCTGCGCCACGAACGGATAAGACCGCGCTGTTTAGTTGCAATCTTTGATGTAGGGCATTTACGACGAATGAAAGCAGTATCGTTAGGGACAACAGCCTTAATGCGTTTGTTATAGTCGTCTACAATCTGGTGTAGTCCTTCTACGTCGATAGCCTCTAGACCATCGCCAACCTGCATTAGTGTTTCGCTTTCTTCATCGTGAATAAGGAAACCCTGATTGAATAGGATTTGAATTGTATCTTGTGGCATATTCATTTCACGCCAAGGTAGGTGTTGACCGACAGCCCAAGTCTTGTTCCTAGCCTCGAAAGGAATACGGACAAAGATGGGACGATCTAGTTGTAGTTGAGTTCTCATTTTACTTCCTATCGGGTTGTAGAATGGGGATACCCGTTAGGATACCCCCGATAGTAAATTAGGCACCAATAACTTGATCGAATACAACGGCCATATCGGGCGATACGACTTTCATATCCCAAGAGTTGATAACTTCTAGTTTCTCAACAATGTGCTTGATGCGTAGGTGTTCACCAGTGAAGCTGTTAACAGTAATACCAAAACCAGCGTTAGCACCAGCCGACCAAGTAAAGTTGTAGCCAGCAGCAGGAGTCATGATACCGGGAGCCTTTGGACGCGAGAATAGACCAAAGCGGTTCTTAACTAGGAAGTCATGAGCATCTGGTAGACCTTCTTTACCAGTGTTACCAATGGCACGAGGAATTAGAATTTCATCAACTTCTAGTGCTGCGGCAAGACCTTGGCGAGTTACGCGGGCAGGATTTGCAACAGTAGCGCCACCATTGATACGGCTTAGAATATCAGGATGGTTAACTAGAACGTCATAAACGTCCTGTGTCATAACAGCTACAATATCCGAATAAGCAGCAGTGCCGCCAGAAGCTAGGAATAGTGCAGTCTTAGCACGAGTAACGTCACGGATAGGAGTTGCACTTACATAATCGCTCCAACGAACGAATTGTGTAGCAGTTGGGGCAGAAGCAACACCAGTGTAGTTGGTGGTCCAAACACCGGGAGCAAAGTAGTTGGAAATCCAGTCTACTTCACGCTTAAGGCGCATTTGGTTAGCTAGGGCAGTTGCACCAGCAAGGCGAACGTTAAGTTGTGTATCAACGTTAGCTAGTTCCTGCTCGTTGAAATACATACCAAGAGCGTATACTTCTGCGAAGTAGTTGTCTTGGCTAACTTGTAGCGAGATTACTTCGCTTTCAACGCCGGGGGCTAGTTTCTTGACTTCCCCTAGACGGTTGAACTGACCACGGGGCCAGACGTAGTATTTGCCCGACTGTTTATCAACAGGAACATTAGGGAAAATCTTGTCAGCAATGAAGTTTTCATCACTTTGTAGTTGGGCAACAACTAGGTTGGTAAGAACTGGATCAGTGTAGGTTTGGGTTGGATTTAGCATAATTGTTTTTCCTTAGTTATTAAGCAGCGTTACCGCCAGGGTAGAAATCAATAGAAATGATTTGTCCGGTAACAGCAGCTTCTAGTGCCTTACCTACTCGAATGTTTGTGCCGGTTGCAGTAACAACACGACCTTGTGCATCTGTTTGCACTTCTGCACCAGCAGCAATTGTTCCGCCAGCGCGGACTTTAGTGCGCCCAAAAACTACGCCAGTTGCAGCAGTGTTAGCGCGTAGAACTTGGTTGATAACTACTGCATCAACTTTAGCACCAGCGGCGGGAAGAACTACACGACGATTACCGTCAGCAGTTGCACCGTTGCAAACAACGAAAGTGTATTGAGGGAGAATAGCATCAGCTACAAAAGTCTGACGAATTTGATTACCTTGGGTTGCCATTAGAATTATTCCTTTTCTTCATAAATAGCTTTGATTAGCTTCTTGCCCTCGTCTGTCGCGGCAACTTTAGCATAAGCTGTAACATAGTTGGTGCCAGTAGCTTCCATTTCAGCTTTAACGGCAGAGTCATATTTTTCCTGTGCTGACATAGTTTCAACGGCAGGATCGGTATTCCCGGTTTCCTCTAGGAAAGTGCCCATCTTGGTATTAAAGGCTGAGATAGCAGCTTCCATTTCTGCATCACCATCAAAAGCTACAAAGAGTTTCTTGGCGACTTCTGCACGGAGATTAGGATAAGCGGCAGTTGCTTTAGCGGTCAGATCAGCGTCGGCCTTCTCTTTAAGTGCCTTGACAACTGATTCAGGTAGACCAGCAAGTTCTACGACTTCACCATCAATTTCCATTGTCTCTTTAGCTTCGGGCTTTACTAGACCCTCGGCGGTAATTTTGAAACCTGCATCCAGAATTTGTTTACGGAGGGCTTCGTTATCAGCTTGTAGTTTAGTTACGTTAGCTTGCACAGCGGCAAGTTCAGCAACGTCAACTTTACCATCTTCGATTAGAGTTTCATCAGACATTTTAATTCCTGTTTTGGTTGTAAAATTAGGGGCAGACATTTCCTTCAATACACTTTCGTAGGTTCGGATACCGTCAGCCAAACCAATTTCAACAGCTTTTTTACCCCCGTAAACTCGTGCCTCAGTTGCACGAATAGCTTTCTTGTCCATACCTCTAGCTTCTGCTACAGCGTCAATGAACATTTCGTAGGATTGATTAACACTTTCTTGTAGGTATTCAAGATGCTCACCCTCTAGTTTCTCATAAGGGTTGCCAGCAGTCTTGTATTTACCAGCTTGGATAAATGTAGGCTTGATACCGTCTTTCTTAACTTTCTCAGAGGCATCTGTGTGCATTGCTACAACACCGATAGAACCTACACGACCAGTTTGAGTAGTATAAAGCTTATCAGCAGTAGAGCCGATCAGATAAGCTGCACTACACATATTGTCACGCGCTAGAGCGTAAACAGGCTTTCGACCTTTGTTGTCCATAAGGTAATCACGGAAATCGAAAGCACCAGCAACAGAACCACCGGGACTATCAATATCCATAAGGATACTGGCAACATTAGGATCATTAAATGCTTCCTCGAATTGCTTTTGTAGGGAAGCATAAGAAGTCATTCCCGACATTGCTTCAATGCCTGTGGCCCTATGTGACATAGAACCGATAATAGGAATAACCTTAATTCCACCTCGGACAGTTGTAGAGGGTCGCTGATCTTTAGCGTCAGATTTAATCTGTAGTCCCTCTACATCAAGCCCTAGTCGGTCTGAAAGGACCACCGCAACAGTTTCTGCATAATCTTGAGTAATAAGTAGCGGTTGATTAAACACTAGCGAAGCTAGATGCGAAAACTTACTCATTCTTTTGTGGCCTTTCTTGCATTTGTTTTAGTTTAGCCTGTTCTTCTTGCCTCTTTTCCTGTAGTCCTTGCTCGTAAAGGTTACGATCTAGTTTAGGAAGTTCAGCGTTTGCTAGTAGTGCATCAATAATATCAACCTGATTGGTTAGGTTAATGTCAGCACCATTAAGGTTACGTAGATAGGAACCTAGTGCATCTAGATCGTGTGGCGCAACATCACCAGCAACGAGAGTAGGCATTAGTTCAATATCAAAACCATTCATTTCCCATAGTGGTCTAACGACCTGCTCATTAAGAATGTCGTAGATTGTGTTGATGTAGCTTTCTACGGAGCGTAGGAAAATGTCAGTCTTAGTCTTACTTAGAGCATAGGAACCAGTAGTGCTAGAACCCAACATAAGGAACTCAGCCATTACCGATCTAGCAATGTCATGTTGATACCTACGAATGATAGGATCAATCTGAATGTTCCTTGTTCCCTTGGAAGCAATTAGTTCTACGTCTACAAGTCTATGAGCAGTTGGCTTGTCCTCTACAACCCATACATCAGAAGGAAGAACAATAGAACCTTGCTCATTAAACTTTAGGTCGCGTCCAATCCGTTCAGCCATTTGACGAATAGAAACCTGTTCATCAGTGGCGTCCTCCGCGAGATAATCAGAAGGAATACGGATAATTGGAATACCGTTCAGTTCTCGTTCTACTGCGATACCTTCTGTAGTCTGCATTGTGTTAAGGAACACATAAGACTTGTAAGCATTGCGTAGGATAGAACGACCGGAAGGATCATTGTTTACTGTTGTAGTCCGATAGTGAACCAGCTTCTCTTTAGGAATAAAGTTAGTTCCGTTAACAGCTTGTTCCTGGAATACGCCTAGAATGTCTCCTGTCTTTTGGTCGATCTTGAACTGGTCTATAGTCCATTGAGCGCGGGAAGCGAGTTTACGGATACCGTAGTAACCATCAGTGAATTTACTTTTACGCTTTGGGTCAACGAACTTTGGACCACCTCGGATTTTATATACGGGCTCAAATACTGCGAAACCATATGTAAGCGAGGACAGGGCTTCTGAAATATGATCGTCAAGCGTATGCTCCATATCATCAAAGACTGTTTCTAGCCATTCTGCGGCTTCAACTGCCTTAGCATTTTCCTTGTCAGCAGGCTCAACAATATGAGGAACATCACGAAGGATTTGTTCAGTGGCATACATAACAGCACCGATAGTGGCATCGTTATCACGCATTTCTCTGTATTTCTTGATACCCCTTTTACCTTTTAGGTCATTGATAAGTTCATCAGCGCGGATTTGTCCAAATCGAGTGTTTGAACCTGAATAACCAATATGGGTTTTAGCTTTAGTCTTGCTTGGGGTATCCATCATTATTCCTTATTAAAAATTGATAGTTTTGTAGGATAGCTTGACAGGAGCCTGAGCATAGCCTTTTAGCAGTAGGTTCGTAACAGCCCATACCATCGCATCTAGTCTATCAGGAGAGCCGATAGAGCCTAATGGCTCCCAAGTTACCATCTGTTCCTCAAGGGCCTCTAGATACTTAAGATGTTTGACCTTACCACGTTCGTATAGGGACGATACAGGTTCAGCCCTAGCAAACTTACCGCGAGAGGCATGAACTAATTTAATGGGAACACTATCATCTACAGTGCGTAGAGTAGAGCGAACCATTTCACCACCTTGGTTTCTTTCAGCTACAATCATATCTGCTTCATACTCGTTGTAGAGATTGATAGCACGTCTAGCCCATTGCTCAGGCATATAACGATCAGTAGCATCCTCAAGAATATAACCAGTGCCGTTTACGTCAATGCCAGCTACAATGATACCAGTCAAGTCAGATTCTTCGTTAGCAGTAACCGCAGGGTCAACTGAAACTACAACTTTGACTAGGTTCTTAGCGAACTGTTTACGAGAAGCATCAAAGTCAACAGATACTCCATCCTCGCTTAAGACAATGCAATCCTCTGGTAGATTGAACTGAGCCTCGTCAATCATCTTACGGTTCCATAGAGCGCCAGCAGCTTCATCTAGGATTTCTGCATAAAGTTCTTGACGACCTAGCCTAGTTCCTTCATACTGTGATAGAGCCTCTAGATCAATGTTATCTGCATTCTCATAGGAAGAACCAGAAGTCTTGTATACTCGACCAGAAGCAATATTCTCTGGCTTTAGGATTTCTCGTAGTAGCTTAACTGGCTTGGGTGTAGTGGTAACAAGAATACGAGGGTTTTTACCTAGTCGCAGAGTAAACTGCAACATATCCCAAGTTTCTTGCATCCTAGTCCAAGCACAAATCTCGTCACACCAAGAACTGTGAAACTGTGGTCCACGAAGTCGTTCAGGGTCCTCCGCACTAAAGAACTCTGCTCTAGCACCATTTTCCCATGTGATTGTGTTATTGGTTGGCGACCATACAGGGAAACCCATATTTCTACCAGAATAAGTCTTGTCACCCTTCCAGCAGATATTTAGGAGCCCTGATTCACCCTCTACCATAACTCGTCTAACGTCACCTTTAGTTGGGGCAACGCAAGCAATACGACCATCACCAGACTTAATTCTATGTCTAACCCATTCAGCACCGCAACGAGTTTTACCCCAACCACGACCAGCTAGAGGAAGCCAAATCTTCCAATCGCCTTTAGGTTCGTGTTGTTCGGGACGACCCCAAAAGCGCCAGTCATATCGAAGTTCTTCCAATTGAGTTGGAGTAAGTTCTGATAATACTTTTCTGACAACCTTTGGGTCTAGTTTGCGTAAGTCCTGAATGGTAAAGTTAGCCATATTATTCTTCTTCTTTGTTGATCCCTAGTTTACTTAGTAGGGTTTCAAGAGCGCCAGATTGTTCTTCCTCACCGGCAGGAACCTCAACATTAGTGTTGGTGTTCTGTTTGCTCCAACCACCTTTAGTGGTAAGCCAGAGTTCTTGTGATTTATAATCGCCTTGTCTGGCCTGTTGAATAATCTTAGACCCTAGTTCCTCTGTCACTTCACCCCGAGCAGCTTCAATGTCTGTGCGGTAATATTTATAGAAAGTGGTGAGTGAACCAGGAGCCTTTTGATGATTTTGGATAGATGCAAAGATTTCCGAGACAGGAACACCAGCAGCCGCCTTCTTACGAACTACAGCAGCGATCTTACCGCATCGTGATTTAGGTTGGTTACTTGGCATTATAGTCCTTTCTTATTACGGAATAGTAATTCCTTTAGCAGTAGCGATAGCACGTAGTTCAGCTTCAAACGCTTCAATACCAGCATTTCTGGCACCAGTGTAAAGAATGCTAGCAGCAGCAATATCCCCTGCAAAAGCATCACCACCACCAAAACGAGTTCCAAAGTGTAGAGGAGCCGCAAAGGTTGGGATTTTCTGGTTTGGTACTGTGCCAGAGATAATTTGAGAACCGTTCTTACGAGCAATAGCTTGAGTGTTAGTTGCTCCACGATTAAATAGAGCAGTATACATAGCCCATTCGTTAGTAAGTGCGATACCAGCAGCAGAAGTAAGAATAGTTGCTTCTGTGTTAGGTGAAGCACTAAACGAGATCAGTTCGATAATTCCAGCATTAATTCTATACTGGAAATAGCGATCATCGGTTGTAGCACCAGTCCTGGATACTAGTTGTCTTAGACCGCTAGTAGAACTCATCCTACAAATAACACCCATCATATAGAAGTCAGATTCCTCAGTAGAGGGAATTTGAAGTTCAATGCGGTTGTTCATTGCTCCGGTAAATGTTAGTCGTCTTGGTGTGTTGTTCCAAGTCCCACCACCTACGGTAGCACTACGAAGATCGTTAGACTGAACTGTTGTGCCTGTTCCCTCTTGTAGAGCAAATGCTACGTTAGTTGGAGTAGGACCCTCGACAGGAGCAGTTACAGTAAACTCGACAGGGTTAGATTGTGGTCCTGCACCCCTCTTGTTAACTGCCTGAACAGTTACTGACTTAGTTCCTTCACTTAGATCAGCTTGAGTATAAGAAAACTGATTTCCTGGGACAGTAGCAATTACCTGACCATCCATCCTAACTACATACTGTGTAATAGGGGAACCACCAGAAGCAGGGCGAACCCAACTGACAAGTCTGCTAGTTCCTACACCAGAAACAGTTACGGTAGTAACTTGAGCAGGAGCAACAGCGTCATTGTTTTCCATTACTATAGTATTATCAATACGAGCTTGAACCGCAGCAGCAACGTTAGCATTAGTTGTGGCTTTACCTACATATGATCTATTTCCTGCTGGTGTGGCTGACCAAGTAGTAACGCCAAGGTTATCTACTGTGATTGTTCCATTAGCACCAGCTAGGTTATAAATCCCTCTGTCGCCATAAATCGCATGATCTACACAACATGGGTCCCAAGAATGCCTTCCCATACGACCGAGATAACTTGTAAGTCCTCCGGGAGTAGCAGCAAGAAATTCGTCAAAGGCAACTTTAACTGGATCAATTACAGGATCGGCATTTAGCATAGGAGCAGTAAAGACGTTAGCCCCAACTTCTGCCCCATGAGCGTAAATTGGTGTAGGCCAAGTCTCGTAAACGTTTTTAGTAGATGCGGGGTGACGATCTGCGTTATACTCATTACGAGTAGAAGTAAATTCACCTGCCATCATCCATAGACCAATTACCTTGGCAGCTATTAGTTCTCTACCAGTCATAGGAGAAATAGCATCAGCAGGACTATCTAGAAGTCTAGAAGTAGAAACAGGAGCGCCTACATCAATCATCTTTACAGAGGCGTCAGGAGCCGCTGCAAGCATTGTGCGTAGTCCAACTACATCATCCTGATAAGCAGTTCTGGTTTGGCTAGGAATACCAAATAGATTTCTTAGTGGCGCACTAATGCGGTTGTTGTATGTTCCAATAGAACCTTGATAGGCGTAAATTGGAATATATGTCATGTTGTAAGCAGCTAGTTGACCATAAACTCCGGGTGCAGAAGTCGCAATACTCGAAGATACTACAATTCCAAGTAGGTTAGCATCACCTCTTGCATGAGCATCACATGCAATAAGAACCGCAGGAGTATCATCACAGTCACCAGCAAAATCTGTCACCAGAATAATTCTTTGCGGGCCAGAAGGTTGAGAAGGATCAGCAACAGCGCCAAACTTTGCGACATACTGCTGACGCCAATTAGCTTTCTTGAACGATGGGAATTTCCTACCGTTGATGATAAAGAAACCGTTAGAAGCTGTAATTCCCGCAGGAAGGTTTGCTAGAATAGTGTCCTTATACAAGCGAGAAAAGTTAGTCATTATTTATCCTTTAATGATCGTCTAGCCACAATTTAAGTAGAACAGGGTCCAGAGCAGTAACAGCGATATTTGGCTTAAAAGCAAATCTGTAAAGACGGAATGTGGCACAGTTACGAATACCTTGACCGAGATCGAAGTTAAAGGTTCCAACGTTACCACCTCGGTTAACCTGAAAATCAAATCTTGTTCCGTCTACTTCACTGAAAGCGTCAACGGTAGAGTCAGTGCTACCTGCTGGAACGTTAACAACAAGAGATTTAACTGAACCATCTACAATTGGGCCTGATGCAGTTCGCTCTTGTCCGGTAGCTTGTTGTGTTTCCCAACTTAAGAGTGTTCCACCAGTAAATAGACCAAATCGACGGTTGTTACTAGGAGAGTTGTTCCTACCCCATATCTGACCGGCAGCCCCTTGCTCAAGGTAAATTCTCATAGCTTTGGTTGTATGCTGCAAAGCAGAGAAGTTGTTGGTGCATCTTAGATTATGTTGGTTCTGACTAAAATGAACATAGGCTTTACCTTGTTCGTCCACTTTTAGTGTTGGCGCTCTTGTTACGTCAGTTTGGACATAATCCCAACCAGCAATACCTTGGCTATTCCAGCGCATAACCGGACCATCAATTACAGCAGGAATTGTTCCTTCTGCGTTTGCAAATACCCCAATGTTGGCGGAGTAGAAAATATAATCGGCAGGAGGCTGAACAGCAGGTTTCCAAGACCAACCAACACCTTTAGCTTGGAGCCATGTTCCGTGGGAGGACTTAACTCCTTTACTATGTCGAAGGTCTAATTTTGGCATTGTCTATACTCTTACAGCAATCTCTACGGGGTTCATAACTACATAAGCATCAAAAGCGGCTTGCGATGTAAATGGGGTGATAACTGCGGAGTTTCCTGGAGGGCCGGGTTCACCGCGAACAACAGGTGGAGAAACAAAAGGAGTGGTATTACTACCAGCACCGATAAAGATAATGTTCATGTGTTAACCTCATTAGCTGTTTCTGTGACAGGCGGAACGAGATTGAATGTGATGTAGCTATCAGCGGGAATGAAAAGCGTCATTCCATTTTTTACGATGCGAATATCACACTTATACTGACCTTTCTGCCAACCAGTAGTATTAGCTGTTAGCAAAATACTGCGGTTAAGCACGTCAATTGTAGGAGTTAGTTGATATTCTTGACCACCAGTAATTTCTGCTTCTGCCATAAAGCTAGTATGTGGATAAATAGCATCAAATTCTTCCTGATCCATTTGTAGCAGGATTTGAACTGTTGCTCCAATTTTGTAGGTGGCCATTTAACTTCCTCTTTATTCAGTCTCTGCTTGATCTAATGCAGCCTCTGGGAATACTCTTACTGCTTCACCGCAATAAAAGGAAGCTACGATACCTCCATCCTCTTTATATAGAACAGTTCCAGAACCATTAGTGGTAAAGTAATCAGCTTCAAGAGTTAGGCGTTCACCGTTATTCGTATATACTTTATAGATCATCTTAATTCCTTAGAATGTGAACAGTGAACAACAAAAACCTGTTTCACTTGCGTTCCGACTTGCTCGAAAAACATTATTAGCTTCTCTTATCAGTTGACCGTATACAGCAGGTCCGTTGAAAGGTTGTGAATAGAACCAAATTAGGGGAACAACTCTTGCTCCTACAGGGATAGTAATAGTATCTCCGCTCATCATCCTACGAACATTTGTAGCCGCTACAAGCAAGCCATTACTGTTGAAAGTAACCTGTCCAAGAGAGTTACGAATTTCTAACCCGTATCCACCGCTAGGATATGGTATGTCATTCCCTAGGGCAATGTATCCAAAAGGAACAGTTCCTACGTTACTGTTGTAGTTAAACCTAAATCGTTCTGGCGCTGTAGTTGAAAAGGCATCGTAGTTGTCTGTTCTACCTTCTGCGATAAACTGGTTAACTGAACCTGTCATAGTGAAGAAAGGCAACTTATAACCAACTATAGGAGGTTCATAGTAAATAACACTATTGTGCGAGGATGAGTTAACATTACTAACCGTACTATCTAGTAGGAAAGGAACTACATTCTGACCGAGGATAGTTGTTCCCCTGCCATTTGCGATAGATACTCCGTAAGCCACAATAAATCCCTGTTATAGTTGGATACCAAATAGCATGATATTTGTATAAGAATTAACATCACTAGAAAGGCCACCATTAGTTCGAGCATTTATTTGTATTCTAATGCTTGCTGGAATACTACTTGCGTTTGCAAAATAATAGTGGTCGTCGCGGATACGAATACTAAGGTCATAAATCCTTCCCGGACTCTCTGGAACTCTAACTCCTCTTGCACAAAGTAGGATTGGTCCTGATCCTAAGTCAGATCGAAACTCAGCCGGTATATTAAAGTCTACTTCTCTTTGATATTGAGAACCTCTGGGCAGGTCGAAGGTTCCAGTTCCTAGTTGCCGGAGTGCTAATGTTTGGGTTAAATCGACTAGGCCATTAGTTGTTCTTACTTGAAAGCCATATGGCATCATCTAACTCCACTAGAAAATTTGTTTAATAGGTTGAGACAGAGTGAAGGCAAATAGACAACGTAAACATCTGAAAAGGGTGAGTGTTATTGCTCTTTTCCGTCTCTGTGTGTATATTTAGTAGCACATTTATGATTTGTCAAGGGGTATGAGTGAAAAAAGATGATATTTTTTATAAAATAGTGCCAGATTCAGCTAAAATCACACCATTTTTCTGCACCGCGTTCAGCCTGCGGCATGAACTTACAGTTCTTACGAACAGCAGATTTAGCGTAGCTAAACTACAGTTCAGTTTCACTGAACATCTACAATAATTTAGTGTTCTACAAATAGAAGGATTGTTGAACATAACGATAGTCAGTTCCGCTCGAAGCCCGGAAGGGCGAGCGTATTACGCTATCGCTCTAACCTACAACAAGTCTATTATCATATTTTTGTAGATCAATGAATGACTGTAGTCAGTCCCGCGAACCTGCGTTCTCCTATAACTATAGTTCCAATACTATAGCGTAGAACTGATATATGATTATTAATAACTATAATATGTAATAAATCATCTATAGTATCATTACTATAGTAATATAGTAGCACATGTATGGTTTGTCAAGGGGGTCGATGAAAATAAAGTTGAGTGTGTGTCTTCGGTGTGACGCTTTTGCACCAGTTCAGCCCCTTGAACATTCGCTGAGTAGCACATATATAGGTAGCTACCGCCTGACGGTATGACAAGGAGTGTTGCATGGATATCACACAAGAGTTTCTACTAGAGCATTTTGACTATCGTAATGGAGAGTTTTACTGGAAGAAACCTTTATCTGCAAGAGTTAAGGTTGGTGACAGGGCCGGAACTAACGATAAATTTGGTTATAGACAGATTGGTATTAAAGGTAAGATTTATCGAGAACACAGGTTAGTCTGGTTATACCATTGTGGTAAATGGCCTGAAAAGTTTATAGATCATATAAATGGTATTAAGTGGGACAATAGAATTGAGAACCTTAGAGAAGCTGGTTATCACGAAAACAACAGAAATAGACCAGCGCAAAAAGATCAAAGATTTAAGGGAGTCATTAAAACTCCGACAGGTAAGTATGCTGTTAGTATTCGTGTTGAGGGTAAACAAAAGTATATCGGAGCCTTCCTAGACGAGATTACTGCCGCAGAGGCTTACGATAAAGCTGCTAGAGAATATTTTGGCGAGTTTGCTTATACCAACTTCGTGTAATACTAGTCCCCTTGGTCATAGCGGCCTTGGGGATTTTTTATTTTTCTATTTTTCAGGTGATGGAACTCTTGAATTGCCACAGGAGGGGTGCTTTCTTTTATTTTTTATTTTGTAGATCGGTAGGTTTACCCAACCCCCCGGCAAACGAATCAGAATATCTAGGGGGGACCCTAACAATTTCCTAGTTGTCAAGTGATTCTTCCTGGACTAACGAAGAAAAACTGTTGTCAAGGGGATGAGAATAACTGTTGCATAAATAACACATGAGATAGGGGAAATGACAGTGGGAAAGAAATAACTTGCGTTCTGATAGCGAGGGGATAGCACTTTTGCCGAATCACTCACGGAATTAAACATGCGTTCATTTAATCAACTATGTGCACAAATACACAACTAACGCATTAGAACTGTTGATAAACGCACATAGCTCTAGGAACGCGTAAGAGCCTGCTACAGCGCATGTAAGACAATGGGCAATCCCACCACCTACAACGACCTAACAGGCTCTTAAACGGGCTTTCACAGGCTCTTAACGATACGCTACATGCGATGTATCAATCCACGGAACGACTGCCTCTTTCCATTTGGGGTGATACAGGGAGAAAATAAAACAATCCGTCTTATAATCATACTCAACCCAATAATAGGTTAGGCCAGCCCGCTTTACTGACTCAACTGCCTCTAGAAAACTATCTAGCCTGACAGCAGATAGGCTAATACGTTGTATGGTTCCCATATCAAGACTCCTCTTTATTGATGGGAAAGAGAATTGAGGGAAATAGATTCACCTATTAATAGGTAAACCCACACAATAACACCTAACAGGGCAGCAAAGGCTAAGCACTCGATTAATTCTCGATTGTCCATTATAGACACCTCTTTTTTAGAGAATGGGAAACGATTCCTTGTGTTTCATATCCCATCCCACGAATTAAAACAATTGCTTCTGCCATTAAATCCCAATGGCTACCAGTCACAGACACAGATAGGCAGAAATCCTTTCTATAAAACCTGCCTATTGCGCCACATTCCCTAACGCTGACTCTGAACCAACGTTGTTCCTTGTCCACTAGTCTTTCCTTTCTATAGAAAGATAAACAGGATAATAAGCGCCCATACCGGCACGGAAAGAACAACCATTGCAACGACTCCCATTACCGAACCTTTCTAGTTGTGGGTTACATCAGCAGGAATGAATGTCACGACTGGAACCAAGTTCAATCTGGTTTCCTCATGACTCCCGCCCTGACAAGCCGACAAAAGAATTGCGGCAATCAACAGAAAATATCGCATTATTCCACCTCCCGAATTTCAATGACTCGTTCCACAGAAAACCTTTTCCAGCCTTCCGCAGTATAGATTGCAACTGACGTTGCACGATTAGCGCCAACGTCTAGCGTTCCCTCATATTGGGCAATATCGCCATTCTGTTTAAAGAAGCGAACAACGATAGCCTGCCCTTCTTTAACAGAGTCCAAAAACTCTTGAACATCAAAACCAGACATTTGCAGATGAGTCACAACCTTATCCCTTTTCATATTTGAAAGTTTGACGGATGATTCCGCCGCACTCACGTTGAACCTTTTCTGCCATTGCGAGAGTCGCAAAGGTTAGTTTTTCGTTGTAGGGGTCTGGTTTGTCCATTGCAGACAATTCAAACGCGGGAACGGTTTTGAGAAACATTATAGCCATATCCTTTCATTATCTTGAGTCTTGAGCTTATCCTTCACAGACTCGGTTTGATGGGGAGTTACCATATAACCGAAATATATAGTAACGGTTGCAGCTATTATATCCGCCAGCATTTCCTCTCTCTTATTGAAGGTTTTACTAGGGCAAAACATTATCTGCCCTAGTTACTGTTGCATCAGTTGACTCTTACGAGTCGTCTTGTTCATCCGAAGTATCAGAAAAGGTGGGTTCCGCGTCAGGGCCGTTCAACATCTGGAAAATTTGTTTCCAAACCATTTGCGAACCTTCTTTGTCCATTTTCTTGACTTTCCGCGACGGGAAGAAGTCAGGCTGGATCAGGTTGTAATTCACGCGAATGGCGCGGGCAGCTTCATCATCGTTAACATCCCAATTCGCGCCCTTAGCCTCAACGGGCTTGCCATACATCTCGGCAACGGTCGTAAGGCAGGCTTGCCACGCGGCTTGGCGAACACTTTCATTCACTTGTGCGATAATGTCTCGCACGGGCCGTGCAACGGCGTCAGACGTGATAGAACGCTTGTCAGCGTCGGCAGTTTTCAGTTGGAGGGCGGAAAAGTCAATTTTGACAGCGGCTTTAGCCATGATTTAGTTCCTTCTAGGATTGCCCATGTTGGGCGGGTTATGTGCGGATTGCACAACGCTAGGCAATAGAGATATTGCCTAGAATAACGCAATCTTATTTATGATTTTGATTTGGAGTTTCTTCTATGGTTAGGTTCCACCAGCGGCCGCCGTCGCGCTTGTGCTGTTCTATGAATATTTCACATTCAGCAAAGGTTCCTTTGAAAAGACGGTAACGGGGATAAACGGTTGTCATAACATCGTAAGTCATACCGCTTTAGTTCCTCTTATAGCTTTCTAGTACAGGATTGCACAACGCTAGGGACTATTTCTAATCCCTAGAATAGTTCAATCATTCCAAGATTTGAAACTGCCGAATAAAACGCAATGTTTTGCGTCCTATGTAGGGCAATCTCAACAGTTCCGAGTCTGTCATGTAAACGGCTTTTAATATTGTTAAGCCGCTTGCATGTATTCTTTTTATCGCAGAGTCTTTTGACATTTTATGAGCCTTTGTTTGTAAGTTACTAGCGTTAGCCTTAGTCAAAAGGAAACGTTACCGGACACAATGCCGGAATAGTCTAACGCTAGTAACAACTCACGTTCTCTAGCTTCTATCCTTTGCCTTTGTGCGATCATCGGGCGGACCCTACGCGATGCCACTAGGGCACAAGGCGGACTATTCACAATGTCAAAAAGCAAGAGGCGGGAGCCTCGTTCAGCGCGGGGGCAGGCCGTTGGGCCGTTCCTTCTTTCCGCTTCCGATGACTAAGTAATGCCTGAAAGCGAAAAAGGTTGCAACAGCTAATTTCAAAAAATAAAAGCAAGAAAAAACAGGAACTTAGCGGCCGGTTGCACGTTGACAGGCTCGAATCGCCTAGCGTATGGCTACAGCTACAGGGCCGATTCCATGCGATTCTGGCGGCTTTGTGACGCTGGTAGGTAGTCCATCCCGCCCGTAGCTAGGGCCGTTGTAGGGTTCACCTAGGGCGCTCGTAGGTGGCAAGAGAGAGGTAGAGAGGCCAGCAAGCCGCGCAAGCTCGAACTAGGGAGTCGTCCCTGTGAAGCTCGAACTAGCCTCCGTAAGCCGGAAGGAACGAAAACCAGGAAACTACACAAGAAGAGTCGTGATTTAGATTCGCCAATGTGAAAAGGAATCGGGGGCGCGCGTGAGATAAACAAAAGAAGAAGTCAAGACCAAATAAGACGTGTTAAACAAAGTTTAACTACAGTTAAGCAAGCTTAACGCGAATCAGCTACTTTGTTAGCTTCACAGTTCCAGACGAGAGTCTAGGGGCTTTTTTGCTTTCGTAACAATAAGTGAGCGAATCAGAGTCATAATTCCTGGCCTAAGTAAATAGGGAAAATATGGGAATAATCGAATCGTTGCAAATATGTCTCACTCATAAATCCAGGCAGGAGTCAAGAAAAATAAATCACGATAAAGTCAGTCGATTTACTATTGATAAGAAAATAATCACGACTTCATCAGTAGATATTTCGCTGATTAAAAATTAATCACGACTTCCCCGGTCGTTATTTCGGTCATTTATTTACCCAAAAATCATGATATACAAAAACACTACAAGAAAAGCAACAATAGGTGCTGGCATTTGTTTAACCCCCCTCGGCGGAAATTAAGGTTACGGTCCTCTGTGGGAATTAGGTAAGCCCCCACGAGGGAATTAGAGACGATCAGAATTATATTTTTCATAGGCAATTTTGGCTTCATTTTCAGTATTAAAACGACCAATCTCAATTCTTTTGCCTTGAACTCTAGTTCTTGCTCTCCATTTACCAGAAGATTTGTGAAAACCAACTCCCGGATAAATACTACTAAAGTTATTTCTATTAACATTAATAGAGTTTTTAAAGCTATTGCTTTCTTGTAAATTATCTAGCTTATCTTCTCCTTTAATTCTGTTTTTATGGTCTACTTGATTTGGCCAATAACCATGCTCGTAAAACCAAATAAACCTGTGCCTATAGGTTCTTACGCCCAAAATTTGACAAATTACATACCCTCTATCACCATCTAATGAACCAACCTCGTCACCAACTTTTATACAACTTGAGGTTGGTTTAATCCAATGTAATTTACCTGTCAGTTTATCATAACTAACGTGTTCTTTTAGCTTTTCTTGAGTTAGTTCTTTAAGTTTCAATTTAACCCCCAAATTATCTACCCGTAACCTAAACCAGGTAAAGGCCGAGGGCGTAAAAACCTTCGGCCTTTTTCTATTTCAGAGTAGTTTGTTGTGAAAGTTCAGGATATCTCGGATCAGTCCATCTTTGTTGTAGCCATACTCAGACAGGATTTCGGCTATCTCATAAGGAAATTCCTCAATAACCTTTTCCATAGTCGTCAGCCTAGCACTAAGACGATCAAAGTTATCATCATCTGTTGCAGTATAGTCATACTCCTCATCAAACCGAGAAACATAGGTAGAGCTATACGGTTGGTTAGACCAAACTCCACCTTTGTAGGATTTACCACGAACATTATAGTAGTCCTCAAACTCAATAACAGTTGGGTCACGATAAGGACGAATTTTAGTCCAGTCAGCTTTGACTAGTGCAAGACGAAGTTTCTCTGCGAACTCCATATCCTGATACTCTGTCTTAGTATGTTGGTTGTAGTATCCAACACTAATGTTAGTGCATTCAGAGATAATGTCACAGTATTCGTATGAGTCAGTATAGACACCACCTGAATCCGGTTCTAGTCCCAGATTAAGAATAGATTCAAGATCGGCTGCAAAACTGTCAGAACAAGTCCTTTGGCCCATCTGGTGAGTGATAATACTATTCTTCCCATACCTATCAAAGCTGATGGCTACATCTACACCAAAAATCCAGTCAGGGCGACTCTTGACAATCGCGGAAGAACCAATACCGCCAACTTCCTCACCAGTATGCACAACATAAATTCCAGGAACTTTGGCTCTAATCATTTCAAGAATAAGCCAAACACCAGTTGTGCAGTCTGCACCGAGACATTCGTTGTGATCTACAAAAGCAGACTTTGTGTGTGGGTCAAAGAATACTTTCTGCCTTCCGTCAGACCTGTGAACAGTATCATGATGAGCCATAAAAGAAATCATGCCTTTAGGGGCTTTAGTTCCTTTAGAGACTTCCTGACGGGAACCATCTTCTGCAATCATGCAGATAAAGTTTCCGAACTCGTCAGGTTTACCCATCATAGGTTGAACAAAACGCTCGTTAAAGAGCTTTTGCCCAACAGAACCTTCCCTACGTTTGTAGGTCAACATATCGAGAAGTTTCTTTTGAGCTTTGTTCATTGGTTTAGTTCCTTCATATGCGTATGACATTTAGCCAGACTCCCGCTTACAATTACCTCACTACCTTTAAGAACCATGAACTCGCCGGTCCTTAAACAGTAGTCTATTCTGTATTGCGGTTTTGTCATGCCGCTTCTTCCGTATCGTCTTCTTCCTCAGCTTCCTCTTGCCTTTTTGCTAGTAGTTCCTCGTAGGTATCTTTAGTGAAGTAGTTTCCTTCTTCCTCATCATAGCAGGCATAACTTTCAGCAGCATCCTCAGACCATTGTTGAGTGTCAATGTAGCCATACCATGTTTTGTCAAGACTAATGATAACAGTTTCAGTAGGACCAGAAGTCCAATCTTCATGGTATTCACAGTAATTGGCACAGCAGTTTTCACCAACAGTTTCTCCTTCTACAGTAGTAACAGCAGGACCATAAATTGTATCGCCGCAGCACTCACATTTTATTCTAGCTCTTATCCAACCTTCCGTATTGCAGAAACTATAAGTGCTACCACCGAGAACAAAATAATCTCCATCATCATCCGCCTCACAGTTATTATCCATATAGGGAGCAAGAAAGACTCCCGGTTCAGTTTCAATTTTCAGGAGTTTAGCACCGTCCCAAGAATCGCTAACTTCATCAGTTTTACGAATGTCAGGATAAGTTTCCCGAATTTTTGCTTCCAGTTCGATCCCTGCCATAGTGTTAGAGACATAAGGATAGCTGTAGGTCATATCATGGAGACAGACAAGAGTCCTAGCAGCAATTTTTCCAAACTCATTCATAAGATAATGAAGTTCAAAATCTCCACTGGCGTAAACTTCTGTTGGGTGAAATTCTCCAAAACTGTGACGCATACAAGAAGCATTAAGGCAGGCATAATTTCCGATGTTACGACCGCTTTCAGCCTCAGTCATATAAATCTCAGCAAAGTCTTTACGAGTCTTGCCAATCTTGTGTGTGTAGGTATGTTCAGCAAATTCCTCCAAGATGATGTTAGTAAGAATTTCAACTTGAAGATCATTAAAGTAAGGAGCAACCTTACGAATGAACTTGCCGATCTTAGAGGAAGTCCGAATACCTTTCTCTTTCTTAACTTGGTTCTCGAAGTAGCTCACAGTCTTATCTTTAGCATTGAAGACAGGAGCGGTAAAAACAAGAACTGACCGAGAAATATACGCAGTCAGAAAAGCAACTTCTTGCGGGGGAGCCTTGTAGTAGGTATCAAAGTCCAAACCAGGAAAAAGTTTAATTACATTTTCCAAGTTAAAATCATCAGCGCGGAAAGGGCTGTGATGTTCATCTGCCTGCCACGGGTAAAAGCTACGCATGTTGTCAATGTGAAGCGCGCGGGTGGCGGGTGTATAGTAGTGCAGGGCCATTGTGTTGCCTCCGTGTTAAGCGATTCGCGTGGTTCTTCCCCCTATATAGCGAGTGCGTGAGGCTTCTACAACGGGTTGACAACGGCGGTTGTATGGAGTAGGTGATTCGTAAGCCGCAACGGCAAGCCCGCTTGGCGCAACAGGATAGCGCAAAAGACTTCTAATCTTTAGGTTACAGGTTCGAGTCCTGTAGCGGGCACCATTTCCCTAACACTGGAAAGGAAACAAGATGTATCAGACTTTTGAGGAGCTAGGTTTTAAGGTAGGAGACAAAGTTAAATGTCTTAAAGAGAAGTCTGCCGGAATTTACAAAGCAGGAAAAGTTTATGAGTTAGTCCAAGGAACTTATGAACTGGTGGAAAAAGATGGTTGTGCTAATGGTTATAGTGCAGATTGGGAAAAGGTGGAAGATATGTTTGAAGATCAGTGGCACTTGAATGACGGTAAAGTAGAAATTCCTGCTGATGCAGACAAACTTGAGAAAGATGGTTCTGTTGTAGCTTTCCGTAAGCGTAAAGAACAACCCCTCAAGTTTGGTGATGATCTCGTAAGTAAGATTAGTGGCAGTAAGTTCAAGTTTATTTCTTACAAGAATAATAATCCTGCTTCCAAACTTATTAGTGTCTTGCATGAAGATGGTCATATCTCTGGTGGTTGTAACCCGGATAACTTTCTTAAGGTCTAAGTGAGTAAGAAACGCTTTAGTATTAAAGCGACAGTTTACGACAAGAGAGGGCGCGTCTTAACAACAGGGTTTAACTCTTACGATAAGACGCACCCGCTTCAAGCTAAATACGCTATACAAGTTGGCCTAGAAAATAAGATATATCTACATGCAGAGTTAGCTGCATTAGCCAAACTTCGTAAGCATCATCGCCCCTATAAAATAGTGGTAGAAAGATATTTGGAAGATGGTTCTAAAGCCATTGCCAAGCCTTGTCCAATCTGTCAAACCGCAATCGAATCCTATGGGATTAAAAAGGTAGAACACACATGATTAATGCAGCAGACAAAGCCAAATGGCTAGAAGAACTTCGCTCTGGTAATCATCGTCAGGTTAAAGAGCGACTTAAAGGATACACAGACGATGGTGAAGTTGGTTTATGTTGTCTCGGTGTCCTAGAGGAAAAGGTCTTTGGTAACGAGCAGGAAATTTACCCTATGTCTGACGATGAGTGTCATATTCCCGATGAACGTATGAGGACATATACAATACTCCGAGAAAAACTTGGTGAGGTAGAAGTTAGCCTAGTATCAAACTATAATGATAGTGGTTGGACTTTTGCAGAGATCGCAGATTGGATTGAGGAAAACGTAGATGCAACAACGTGAACCAGATGGTTATGGCGCTATAATTCTTTTCCTGGTTTGTTTTATACTTCTGATGCTCTTTCTAATGCTAAATACATCAGAACCTCGTCCGTATATGTGTGAACCTATTTCTGGCCATTGCCTACAGATGGTGCCTAAATGTATCTGCTTTTCGTTCTTGTAGTTTTTCTAATCTTCCTCAAGCTAGAAGGAAATGAGGGATGCTGATTGGTAGTAGGGCAATCGCCTATTGGAAAAATGACTAAATTCACTCCACCACCTGTAGTGGTTCCCCCTGCAACCTACAAACTAGAACTGTCAGAAGAAGAAATGGTAGTTCTGGCTTCCCTCGTAGGAAAAGTCTGTGGCGGCACTAAGTTCGGTAGCATTTGTTCCAAACTTTGGGATGCTGGTTTTGAGCAGTTCCATGAACACAAAGACTATGTGCATAGTTTCAAGGATGACACAGATGGACTAAAGGCACCCTAATACTATAGTATTATTACTGATATGTATTATTAATAACTAATATAATATATATATATATCATCTATAGTATCATTACTATAGTAATGTAGGGACGACCTTGTAGCTTGTCAAGGGGTAGGTTCAAAATAAAGTTGTAGGCGTGACTCACGCGACACAAGAGTCACTGTTGCGCCTATGACACACAACAAACAATCAACCTTGGAGGGGTTGTAGGTCCATGAACAAGACACTATATAACGCTAAGACTGGCTGGATTGTAGTCCATCTGTCCGCATACATTGCATGGCAGGGACACATCAGCGAGCTTCCCACCAAATATGAATCCTTGCTCTACAAAGGTCAAGAGCAACACTATTCACAATCAGCTTAAGGATAAAAAATGAGTCTGTTTAAGATTAAAGATACCGAGAAATTCGGAACGGTTCTAGCTACTGACAGTAAAGGCATGAAAGTCTTTGAAGTCAAAGGTGGCGGTATTGAAGTTGTAAAAGCTGACCAGATCGAAGAAGTTCTTCCTTTCACTTTCAGTGTTAGCTTCGATCAATCCCAAAATGCCTCGGCTAAGGAATATCATTTCTTTGGTGAAGAAGGTCAGTTTAAGATTGGTGATCTACTGATCTATGATCAAGGTTTCCATCTTGGCTTCTGCCGTGTCACTGGCCTCGATACCAAAAACCGGAAAGCTACCAAACAATTCTCTGGTTACAAACTAGCTGCTACTCCTATTAACGCAACCGAGCAATTTTAAGAGGGTCTAATGACCGACAACAAACTGTTTATTATTCGTGGACTTCCTGGTTCTGGTAAATCAACTTATGCCAAAGCACTTCTTGCAAATGGTATGGTTAGTCAACATCTGGAAGCAGATGAATTTATGACTGACGATCAGGGCAACTATAAGTTTGACCCTAGCATCCTACAGAAGTGTCACCAACAGTGCCAAATGTGGGTGAAATACTATCTAGATAAAGGTGAGAATGTTGCAGTTGCAAACACCTTTACTCGTAAATGGGAAATCGTGCCATACACTCGTATGGGTTATACCTTTGAAGTCATTACTATGACCGGAGAATATAAGAACATTCACGGTGTTCCAGATCAAGTTATCAAACAAATGAAACATCGTTGGGAGAAGTGGCTTAACTAATGATAACACAATCTTTAATTAAAGAATACCTAACGTATCATGATGGCCACTTACATTGGATCAAAGATCGGCAGGGTTGTAAAGTCGGTGATTCATTTGGTGGACCCAATAATGGTTATATACGTGGTGGCTTCTTTGGTAAAAGATTTTATGAACATCGTCTTGTCTGGTTCTATCATCACGGAGAGTGGCCAATGTATTTAGATCATATCAATGGTGATAGAACCGACAACAGAATTGAAAATCTAAGAGTGTGTACTCAACAGCAAAACACTTACAATACTCGATCAAGACCATTGTCAACATCTATCTATAAAGGTGTCCACTATAGGAAAGATACAGGAAAATGGGTTGCTCAATACACACACAATGGTAAAAACATTCATATTGGGTGTTTTAACGATGAAACAGATGCTTCAAATGCCTATAGGGCTGCTACAGAAGTATTACATAAGGATTTTGCCAATGAGCAAGTTTAATTTTAACCCTGATGCAACACAACGCGCACTAAAGTTTGTGCGTCAATTCCACCGCAATCGTATCCTACGGTTTCTTAAAGGTCGTCAGTTTAAGGACGTAGAAAATACTACGGACCTACAACGTAGCAAAGATATGATGATTGCTCTTAACGAGGTAATCCAGTAAATGTATAGTAAGTTACTCGACTGGTGTATTAGCCAACCAAATTGGATTGGGTTTCCTATCTGGCTTGCTGCTAGTGTAGTTCTACCAACTATTCTGCTTTTGGCAATCCTGACTATTAGTCCTTGGATGCTACTAACGGTTCCTGTTATTTGGCTGATTGCTGTGGCTATCCACTATAGTAAAAAAGGAAAGTAATGGAACTCAAACACAAACCGTGTCCTTTCTGTAGAAGCACAGACGCTTTTAGCTACTCTACAGAGAATGGTTTGTTCCGTTGTTTCTCGTGCGAGGCGACTCCATCTAAAAAAGGTGGACTCGTCTTCGACGGGAAAACACTGACAGCCTTTAAGGACAAGAAGCAAAAAGAGGAAAGTATTTACTTGGAACCATACGTCCGAAATTATCGGGGTATCAGTGAGAAGGTTATGAACCAAGTTGGCGCTTATTTCACTAAGACCGACGATGGAAAAGAAACCGTTCACTATGTTTATCCTAATGCGACTAAAAGTCGTCAGCTACCAAAGTATATTACCTGCCAAGGAACACTAGATGGTTTCTATGGTCAAGACGATTACTCTGGTGGTAAAGTAATTACTATCACAGAAGGTGAGGAAGATCGGCTTTCGGTCATTCAGATTATGGGCGATTGGCCTGTTGTGTCTGTCCCTAATGCTGCACCTTCTAAAGACTTCTGGAAGAACGCTAGGGAATACCTTGGCAACTTTGAGAAGATCGTTCTGTCCATTGATAACGATGAACCCGGTGATAAGCTAGTTGAGAAATTCTTCCGGCTATTTCCAGGAAAAGTATATCGTATCAATCATGGCTCCTACAAAGATGCTAACGAGTTTCTTCTAGCAGGGGCAGGACAAGATTATAAGTCTGCATGGTGGAACGCTCAGAAGGTTAAGCCTGACGGAGTTAATACTACAGCAGAAGACTTCCTAAAGGTATATGACGAGACACCAAACTATGAATACTTTAAGACAGGAATTGCTGGCCTTGATGAAAAGATGCTTGGCATTCATAAGGGCGCTTTTACGATGGTTCTTGCGCCTACTGGAATCGGGAAAACAGAGTTCTTTCGCTACCTAGAGCATCAATGCTACAAGAATAGTGAATACTCGTTTGCCTTCTGTCATGGCGAAGAAACAGAACTTCGTTCTCTATTGGGTCTAGCATCGTATGAGCTACAAACTAGCGTCATTCGTAAAGACTTGATTGAGGAAAAGGGTCTGGACAAAGAAGTTCGGGAGACACTAAAGAAGTTTGGTGAGAGCGAAAGACTATATCAGTTCAAGATTGCCCTAGATGCTGACGTGGACGATATTGTAGAGGAAATCACTTTCTTGGCTACTGCTATGGGCGTAGATTTCTTCTTCATTGAGCCTATTCAGGACTTCATTAGCGGTGATACCTCCACTAAGGAAAACAAACTTACAGACTTGGCTAACAAGATGAAACGTATGTGTCCTGAGTTGAACATTGGTATCGTAGTAATTGCACACGCTAACGAAGATGGGGATGCGAAATACTGTAAGTCTCTTACCCAATCAGCAGCGTTTGAAATTGTTCTTTCCCGTGATACGGAGTCAGATGATCCAGAAATTAAGAACACAACTCACGTTAACGTGGGCAGGAAGAACCGCACGGGCGGGGGCTCAGGGCCAGCGGGCAGCTTGACGTTCAACCTTGACTCGTATAGCTTGACTCCTGTTGACCGTGTGACCGAATCAGCCCCTAGCAAGGCTGGCAAGAAACAAAGTGTCATAGTTCGGGGCAACAATCCCAAAGACATTGAAGATGAGATTCCATTTTAGGAATTTCTGTGGTAACGAAAGGATAAAGTATGCGGCAACCACTATACAAGTTCGGTGATCGTTTCTGCAAAGAAGTTACAGCGGAAGTCATGGGAAGCAAGATCAGCGGAACTGCCTACGTTTTTGTAACCGGAATTAGTTTGCACTCTACAATGCAGGGAAACGAGTTTAGGTATAAGCTTTCCAACAATATGCCTCAAGCTTACTCTGAGCCTCAAACAGTAGAACATTCTATCTCAGAACAACAACTAACGAGAATGTGGCAACTAGCTAACCCTGTTGCAGATGCACCTATTTATATTCCACCAGTAACGGAGCCTGATAATGACAATGCAGACGGAATTTCAGAAGTGGTATCTGAGGAACCTTGAGCGTGAACTAGTTGACAAGTTCTACGAAGAAAGGTTTGACCTTACTTATGTAGAGACTATCCTGGAAATGGCTTTTGATGCTGGAAGGGATTTTGGATATACAGAAGGTTATGCTGATGGTAGTTCAGATGGTTATGTTAGTAGGTCCAGTTAATGTTTGAATATGTCTTCGACCTAGAGGCTGATGGACTTCTGGACACTATCACTAAAATCCATTGTCTGTCCTACAAGAGAGTAGATGGGGATAAGGCGTATACGATATATGACCCTGATGAAATGGTAAGATTTTTTAATCCGCCAGATTGTTCCACAAACATTTACATCGGACACCATATCATAGGGTATGACTTCAAAGCCCTAAAGAAAATCTACGGTATCGAGCGGCCTAAATATCTGGTCGATACATTGGGACTATCGTGGTATCTTCATCCTGACAGGGCAGAACACGGCCTAGAAAGTTATGGTGAGGACTATGGAGTTCCTAAACCAAAGATCAACGATTGGCACAACCTTACCATTGAGGAATATACCAATCGTTGTGAGACTGATGTAGAAATCAACCGCAGACTGTGGCTTGACCTAAAACGTAAATTGCAAAAAATCTATTCGGAGTGAGTTAATGCAGTTCGACAAATACAAAGAGTTTTACAACGCAATTGTGCCACCACTAGCTGCGTCTGATGTTAGAACTGACGATGATCTTTACAATAAGATTGCTAACTGTGCTTGCATTTATGACTTTTGGTGTGAAGGTTTTCGTCAAGGGATATTCGATAGTGAACTTGACCACTACTACCAAGTAGATGCAGAGTTCTATCGTAAAATCCGAACTTTCTACAAACTATACTCCCCCGTAATTAAGCCCGAACTAGCTACTGTTGGTGAGATTGAGATTAACGTTATCAATAAACGACTAGAGCGCACGGGTAAAAAGACTAACGTCAAGATCGGTCGTGCTTTGGGTCTAATCGCACCTTTCCTTACTGACAGGAATAAAGAGTCTATTGCCACTTGGGTTAAGGATACCTACTCACCGCTAGACCTGAACTTCAATATGGTTGAAACAGGTTTTGAAGATATTGTGACCATGAGGCAACGTCGAGCCACGCATTTTAATACTACCAAGTATTTCAAGCAGATCGACAACTCCTGTATGCGACATGCCAAACACTATTTTGGTTTAGAGAAATATCATCCCTATACTGCTTACGAGAGTGGTGACTTCCTTCTAGCTTATGCGACGGATGAGGAAAACAAACTTGCAGGTAGGGCTCTAGTTCACAAAGACAGTAAGACATTCTCTGCTATCTACGGAGTATCTAAACCTGCTGTTGATTTCATCCACGAGAAGCTAAAGACAGAAGGTTATCGCTTTGTAGATGAGGAAGGTATGGCTTGGGAGGGTGCTAAACTTCTTCACTTAATTGATGATTGGGAAAACCCTGATGATCCAGATGAACATGGAGAAGTGGTTATTGCTCCTTATGTAGATTTCTGGGACAGTGAGGAAGCCTACACAGATGGGGAATATATTCATCTAGTTAACGAACGCCCCGACGATGGAAAGAAATACAAGAGATTGGATATGTGCTTTGCGGAAGGATTTAATGAACTCTAATTTAACAGACGACCAATGGCGTATTATCCGATACCTTAATTTCAAACTAGATTGTCTTGCAGACCAAGAGGAATACGGACTAGCTATTGATGAAGAAGGTATCCGGCGTCATATTCAGACACTGGAAAGCCAGAAAGACCCTATCATTGCATCGCTTAAAGAAGCAATGCCAAAGGTTCCTCAATACCGTATCAAGAGCAAGCCTAAAGCGACACACAAGAAGGATGGTTCTCTTTCCAAACTAGGAGAGGAATGGTATAGGCTCCTTCGCGTAAATAAGCTACCAATTAACTATGACGGTGATCTACAAATCCTAGTGGGGGAACTTGAACCAAATCCAGGTTCCTCTACACAAGTTAAAGATTGGTTGTTTAGTATGGGTTGGGAGCCCTGCACCTTTAAGTATGTCAGGAACAAAGAGACAGGAGAGGAAAAGCAAGTTGAGCAAGTCAGATACTCAAGCCCAAGCAGCCCAAGGAAAGGGGAACTTACCGAGTCCGTTCTACGCCTTAAAGCAACAAATCCAGCAATCGAATACCTTGAGAAGATCACTGTTATCAACCATCGCATATCAGTATTCGAGGGGTTCCTTAACGCGAAAAGAGAAGGACGAGCTTACCCTTATGTTGTGGCGGGGGCAGGGGGCTTTACAAACACGCTAAGGTTTAAGCACCGCGTTCCAGTTGTTAACCTTCCAAAAGTTGGCAAAGCATGGGGCGAGGAAATCAGGGGGTCGATTGTAGCTAAACCCAATAAAGTATTTTTGGGAAGTGATATGGTATCCCTTGAAAGCACAACCAAGCGTCACTATATGTTTCCGTATGACCCTGACTATGTAGCGGAAATGAGTCAAGAGGGTTTTGACGAGCATCTCGACCTTTCTGCGTTTGCTGGTTCAATTACAAGAGATGAACTAGAATTCTATAAGTGGTATTCTAAGAATGGGGACTAAACGTAGACTACAGCAAAGAGATATGACGGCAAGGCCAAGCAGGTATCCGCAGGGTAACTTTAATTCTAAGAGTTGCAAATGGTGTTTTGCAGGTTTTGAACCTCAAGCCCCAAGTCATTTATACTGTTCTCAAGTATGCGCTGACGATGCTTACACAAACAGATACTATAAAAGAAAGTATAATATCGGTCTTAAAGAAGTTAGAGCAATGTATGATGAACAAAATGGTACGTGTGCTATCTGTAAAACTGTTGGATTTAAGATGCTAGATAGTCATATGTCAGGAATGAACCTCGATCATTGCCATGATACAGGTAAGGTCAGGGGGCTTCTCTGTCATAATTGTAATAGAGGTCTAGGACTATTTCAGGACGATCCCACATTACTAGATAGTGCTGCTGTTTATATAAGGTCACATAAATGACAGTTGAGGAAATGAAACGGCTTCCAAAAGAAGAACAATACTCCATATTTAAGAGGCTTAAAGAGCAACGAAGTAACTATAAAGTTGTAAACTATAGCGCAGTATATGGAGTTGGTGCAGCTAAATTAGCTAGAGAAAGTGGGCTATCAACATCTTCTGCTAAAGCACTTCTTGTTGCCTACTGGGAACGAAACTGGTCAGTTAAAGAAATTGCAAAAGATCAAGTGGTAAAAACCCTCAAAGATGGTTCCATGTGGCTACAAAATCCAGTTAGCGGCCTCTGGCACTCTTTGCGATACGAGAAAGATATTTTCAGCACTCTCAACCAATCAACAGGCGTGTATTGCTTTGACTCGTTTGTGGCGTATGCTAAATCTTTAGGTGTTATCATTCCAATGCAATACCATGATGAAGTCCTAGTTGAGTGTGATGAAGATAAGGTTGAAGAGACTAAAGAAAAGTTGAAAGAAGCTATTAGAAAAACTAATGAAAAAGTTAGGTTAAATGTCCAACTGGCTATTGACTATAACGTGGGTGTTAACTACGCAGAGGTTCATTAATGCTAACTCAAGAAGAAGTCAGAAAACTATTTAGTTATAGCGACGGCCAACTGTTCTGGGTTAACCCCACAAGTCGTAAATTGAAGCCAGGCCAACTAGCAGGCTCTAAGTCTACAAGATACTGGATGATTAAGTATAAGGGTAAGTCTTACAAAAGAAGTAGGCTTGTTTGGCTCTACCACTACAATACACTTCCTACTGTAGTAGAGCATAAAGATAAAAATAGTTTTAACGACAACATTAATAATCTTAGGGCAGCTGACCAGCAGTTAAATATGTTTAATAGAGGTGCTTGCAAAGGTAGCAGTTCTAAATTTAAAGGTGTCTCTAGGAACAATGGTAGGGGTAAAAATTGGAAAGCCGAGTGCCGCGTAGGCGGAAACCATTTTTACTTGGGTTTATTTGAAACAGAACAGGAGGCTGCAAAGGCTTACGATGATTTTACAAACAGCATACACAAAGATTTTCAATTCCCCAATTCAGCGGTCCACTGATAAAGATGATTTTGACATTCCTCTAGAGTTTCGTATGACCCGCGAGGAAATGGAAGATGATCTAATGTCAGAATACTCCATGACAGATATGACTTGGGATGAACTACTAGAGCAAATGGATATGATTGAGGCTATGTTCGATGGAAAAGAAGAAGCCAATTAAAAGAATGAGTGCCGATGAGGCAATGAAGTATACACTAGAAAAACATAAAGAACTTCTAAAATATTTAAGCAAAAGGAAAATACATGAGCACTACTAAATACGTTCAGATCGACGCGTTCCTTATGTGGGCCAAAGTATTCGAGGAAAACCGGGATACTGCTGCCAAAGCAAAAGCTAATGGCGTTACCCACAAAGGCGTTCTGAAATTCCTAGAGAAGTTTGATGGTCAATACCTTGTTGACGTCATTCCTGCTACCGAGGATGATCTAAAGAAAGTCCAAGAAGCTCTTACTGATACTCTCTATGGTGGTAATCCTCGTTTCAAAGATAGCGACCTTGGTGCAGGTAAATCCTTCCAGCTATCGCGTAAGCATGATGATAAACACGTCTTCAAAGATCGTGACACTGGTGAAGATAAGCCAGTAGATTTTGGCGGTGAGCCTGATGTAGTATGGTGGAACGATGAAAAAGGTAAAGGCACTAAGTGGGATAAACACACAGATGGTTTCATTGGTAACGGCACTCTGGCGAAGGTTAAGTTTTCTGTATACATGAGCGAAAGCCAGCCTACTGTTTCGGATACCATTCGCCTAGAGAAACTAGGTATTGTAGACCATGTAGCTTTTGAAAGCGAAGGTGGAGAGCGTTTCTAATGGCAAAACTTACCGTTAATCCGGCTAAGACAGAAGTTAAGGTAGTGGAGGTTTCCCCCGCTACCTACACTCTAGAACTTAGTGAGAAAGAAATGGTTGTTCTTACAACCTATGTTGGCAATACTTGCGGCAATCCATCAAATTCAGAATTTCGACGTATCGTAGACAAACTTTGGGAAGATGTGTTTCATTCTTTTTTAAAAAAGACTTCGTCTATTCCAACTATAACTGCACCTAAAGGCGACCTTAAAGTATGATTGAAACCAAACTGATTTCATATACACAACCTGTTATTGGTGTTCCAGCAGCCTCAGCGGAAGAACTGGTAATGTATTGTGCCAAAGTATCCAATCCTACAAAGCAAGACGACTACACCAGAGACTTGATTGGTTATTGTATTCGTAATCAACACTGGTCAATCTTTGAAATGGTCGATGCTACTGTAGAGATTAAAGCACCACGGGACATTACCCGCCAGATTATCCGGCACCGTAGTTTCTCTTTCCAAGAGTTTTCCCAACGCTATAGCGATGAGATTAGCTTCTGTGACCGAGAAGTTCGGATGCAGGATCATAAGAACCGTCAGAATAGTATTGAGACTGATGATCCAGCTACTAAAGCTTCCTGGAAATGGGAAACTGATGTTATCAAGAGGATCATTAACGATGCTTACCGTAAAGCTATTGCTGATGGTGTAGCTAAAGAGGTTGCTAGGACTATCCTACCAGAAGGTCTTACAATGTCTACTATCTACATGAAAGGTTCTCTACGGTCTTGGATGCACTATCTTGATGTTCGGGAGGGTAATGGGACACAGAAAGAGCATATCATTGTAGCTAACAAGTGTCGGGAAGTCCTGACACCAGTGTTCCCACGAGTTCTAGGAGTTTCAGAGTAATTTGACAAAAACAATCTATACCCTAAAAACAGACATTGAGAAAGTGCTATCAACCGGAGAAGGTTGGACTACAGATATTGCAGAATGGGTTGGCAAAGAGATTGCTAAATCTACAACTAGACAACTCAAACCACGGGAAGCTAAGGCAGGCAATCTACGTATGTCTAACCTTGGCACTCCATGCGATAGAAAGTTATGGTATTCGCTACAAGAATGGGCGGTAGAGTATAAAGAGGTTCTACCACCTTACGTCCTGAACAAGTTTATCTTCGGTGATATTATCGAAGCTTGGACATTGGGACTAATTAAGGCTTCTGGTCATAGGCTAGAAGGTTTACAGACTTCAATGGAACTTGCCGGGATTAAAGGAAGTCGAGACTGTGTTATTGACGGAGTGACTGCTGATGTTAAGTCAGCTTCTACAATGGCAATGCAGAAGTTTCGAGACAACGGACTGCTAAAGGATGATCCCTTTGGTTATCTCAGTCAGCTTTCTTCTTATGTAGCTGCGGGGAAGGATGATCCCCTAGTAGTTGAAAAGACGCTAGGAGCCTTTGTTGCAGTAGATAAACAGTTTGGAGTAGTAGAGGTTGACATATATGACTTGACTACTTTAGTATCTAATAAAGATAAGGAGGTTGAAAGTAAAAAACAGCTAGCTGTTAGAGATACTCCACCAGATCGAACTTTTTCTGATGTTCCCGATGGTAAAAGTGGGAATCGAAAACTGGGAACATACTGCTCTTACTGCGAGTTTAAGAACGCTTGCTATCCTGATTTACAAAAGTATATATATAGTAACGGCCCAAGGTTCTTTACGGTCGTAGAAAGAGAGCCTCGTGTGTTCAAAGAATGACCTAATCACTCAAGAATTTCTAAGAGAACATCTTGAATACCGTGACGGGCATTTGTGGTGGATTAAGCCTACTGCTAGGCGCGTCAAGACAGGTCAACAGTTCGGAACCAATCATAACAGAGGTTATAGACAGGGTAGGCTTAAAGGAAAACCATTCCTAGAGCATAGGCTCATTTGGTTCTATCACTACGGAGTTTGGCCGAACGAGTTGGATCATAAAGATACTAACAAAAAGAATAACGACATAGACAACCTCAGAGAGATTGAACATCAACAAAATATGTTAAACCAAGGCTCTCGTGGAGGAACGTCTAAACATAGAGGCATCTTCTGGTCTAAAGACCACAATAAATGGCGAGTTAAATTCTGTGTCAATGGTAAATACCATCACATAGGAATGTTTGAAAATGAGGAAGATGCACTTATCGCCAGCAATGACTTTATTAAAACTGTGGAGTTCAGTAAAACAAATGAAAGAATTTATCCTAAAATATTCAGACGAAGCTAAGACTATCCTAACCGCAGTAGCTACTGTGCTAGTTTCTATGGGTGTTTATGACCCTCTATCGGCAGAACTAATTGTTGGTGGTATCATCGGTGCTGCAACTGCTATCTGGCAAGTATACGAGACTGTAACCAAACCAAAAGTTATCGTCAAGAAAGACGAGGTTATTGTTGAGGGTCTACCCGCAAACTACGTTTACCAAGGAAGTCAGGAAGTCTAAGCATGAATAACAACAACTACAAACTAGGCACAGTTCTTGAGTGCATCGTAAGTAAATCCCCCGGCTACAAGAAAGGCAAAACCTATGTAGTTGTTGATAAGAATGGCGTGAAGGGTCTGGAAGCGGACGATGGTTTCTTTGACCCTATCAGCCAGCTACTATCAGGGTTTAAAGTTGCAGATGCTACAACGTCAGCACTTAAACTCTTGACATTCCAAAAGGAGTAGCTACATGGAAGATAAGTGGAAGGTCAATAGACGATCTTGCAGCACTATCTACACCCACCCTGATATTATTTATCAAGTGATTGTTAGTAATTCAGGTAGGATCGAATGGAACGATATAGATTTTGTTTCCGTAGTGGATGCTAAACGATACGCAGAAAAGGTGTGTCTATGAGAATTTTAGTTTGCGGTGGTAGAGAGTATGATGATTGGTTTCAGTTCTGTGGCTGGATGGACGCAATAACCAAGAAGGCAGCACCTAAAGACATTACCATTATCCAAGGTGGTGCTAAAGGTGCAGACTTCCTAGCTAGAGTTTGGGCAAAGTATGTCAGGATCAACTCAGAAGAATATCCGGCCAACTGGAAGAAACATGGTAAAGGCGCTGGACCCATTCGTAATCAGAAGATGCTAGACGAAGGTAAACCAGATGTAGTTATTGCGTTTCCCGGAGGAACGGGAACAGCAGATATGGTTGAAAGAGCCAGGAAAGCTAAGGTAAAAGTAATTAAGGTAATGTAATGCCAATAAAAACATCATCGGCTAAAGCAAAAGGGAGGCTACTACAGAAACTTTTAGCATCTAAACTACTAGCTAGATTTACCCAACTAGAACCAGATGATATTACTTCCAGGTCTATGGGAGCAGGGGGTGAAGATGTTTTACTTTCCCCCGCAGCTAGACGACTAATTCCCTACTCATTTGAATGTAAGAACATAGCTGCATTTGCTGGCTATAGGTATCTTGAGCAGGCTGTTAGTAACTGCCCTAAGAACGCATTTCCTGTGGCAGTAGTAAAGGCTAACCGTAAAGAGCCTGTCGTTATTCTATACTTGAAAGATTGGATTGAGAAACTATGACTGTGAACAGACAACAGCGGCGTAGAGCAGCCTCAAAAGCTCCTAAAAATAATCCTGTAACTGAGCAAGCACCTGCTACCGTTAAGCAGATCATTGTAGATTTTGTAGGTGGTTACACCAACGAGTTTAACAATGTTGTAGGTCTTGACACAGACACTAGTTTAGGCTTTCCACGTCTATGTATTATGACAGATGATGGAGTGGTTACTAACCTGAACCTAAGCCACGTTCAATCCTACCAAGTAACGAGAGGTGATTTAATTCAATAATGACAACAGCAGTAGTATTCACATGCGCCCACACAAACCCAAAAGTAGACAATAAACGGTTTGAACTTCTTGGAAATCTTATCTTTGATCTTCGGCCTGATTACGTCTTCGACCTTGGCGACTTCGCTGATATGTCTAGTCTCAATTCTTATGATACACGAT